AAATTATGATCCTAATAATCCTGAACATCAATTAGGTTATAATTCTGCATTTAGAACTATAACATATAATCCAAATAGTCCAATAGAAAATATAAATAATCCTTGGTGGTTGGGGCATGAACTTTTTCATGATAAACAAAATATGGATGGTAAAATGAGTACATACGGTTCAGTAGGTCTTAGGCCTAATCCATATGTTGCATCAGATGAAGCAATAGGTGCTTATTATGATAGAAGAGGTGTTGAATTTGATCAAGCTTTTGATCAAATTATGCAAGAAAATCCTGATATGCCAGAAGAGAAAATACTAAATTTAGCACAGGAAAGAATGTATATGAATCCATCTACAATAGAAGGAGAGGCGAGACAAGAAGAACAAAGAATAGAAAGCATTTTAGAAAATCTTAAAAAGTTAAAATATAAAAAAATAGGAGGTGAAATAATTTCATTTGACTTTGATGATACACTTAGCACAGATAGAGGTTTACAAATGGCTCAATCCATGCCTAATGAAAAATATATAATATCTGCTAGAGCTGAAGTAACACCAGATATGATAGAAAGAGCAAGAGCTGCGGGAATATCTGAAGATAGAATATTTGCAACAGGATCAGATAAAGCTAAGATAGCTAAAATAAAAGAACTGGGAATAAATAGACATATAGATAATAAACAATCTGTTATTAATAAATTAGGAAGTGCAGGACAAATATTTAAAGATGGTGTAGAATTACCAGAAGCAAGCTATGGACATTCTATAGGTAATCTTATAAGGAAACAAAATGGTGGTATTACTAAACTGTCACCAGAAGAAGAAATAGAATTTCAAAAATTTTATGCTACACTTCCTGAAAATCTTCAAACAGATGATGCTACATATGATATAAGGGGTTATTGGGATTCTGAGGGAAGACCAGAAAAATTTAATTATGATCAACCCAAAGAGAGTGATGGTTATTATCATGCATATAGTATTAATCAAAATACAGGAGAATATTTAAAATCACCTGCACATGAAACATTTCAGCATGCTGTAGATGAAGATAGAAAAATTGGTTATAGGCCAATTACAAATGTTTATGGTAGAAATATAGCAACTGAAAATCCTTCAATTGCAGATTCTGATGCACAGAGTTTTTTAAGAAATATGATTGGAGCACCTAGTTATATTGAACTTGAACTTGATGATAATCAAATAGAAGAATACAGAAAAGGTGGATATATAATAGAAGACATTTCTATACCTTCATTAACTAGAATGGATAAAGGAGGTAATCCAATAAAACAACTTCAAGAAAAAGAAAAAGCTGCTGAGCTTTCAAGATTAATTGCTAGTGGTGCTGCTGGTGGTCTTGGTAATATGGCTAATTATATTACTAAGGCAATCTCTGAATCAGAAAATAAATCTAAACCTTCTAGTAATGTTAGTGCTGCTAGAGCAACAGCAAAACCAAAAAGTCTTGCTGCAGTTGAAAAATTAGCTAGTGCACCTAAAACTAAACCTGGAGAGGTAAATCTTGCTGTACGTGATTTTGTTCAAGACGCAAAAGAAATTGATCTCAAATCAAAAAAAGATCCATATGAAGAAAAAAACAAAATAATTTACATAGATGGAGATAAAATGGAATTAAAAGATCCTGATGCTGATGCTAAATATAAGCAATGGGTTATGAACATTGAAGATAAAAATAAAAACCAAACTTATTTAGAAGATTTTGGAGATTGGATAAATGAAAATATATTTGGTGCAGAATCAGATATTGAAAGGGCATACAAATCTACTTATAATCCTGTTAAACCAAAAACTTATTATTATAATGGAAGACAAGTTACTGGTAATGGTCCTTGGAATAACTATGGAGATGCTCCTGTACAAATGGTATATCCCGAAATGTTCTTTATGGGACCTAGTGGTGGTGCTGCAGGTCTTGTTGGTAATGCTCTAAAATCTGGATCTAAATATGCTAAAAATGTTATTTGGCCAGCATTAAATACAGCTCTACCACTTGGAGAAGGAATAACAACAGCTACTGCAGGTACAGTAACTCCATTTAATATTGCAAGTTTAATTTTTGGTTCACAAAGTGCAGCTAATCTTGCAGATTCTGATTCTGAGTCTAGAAAGAGTTTAGAAAAAGCATATAATAATCCTACTACTTCTAACATATTAGATGCAGTAGGAAATGTTGGTTTAGATGCATTGGGTATTTTAGGGTCTCCTGGAGTTATTAATATGTTTGGTGCAGCACCGAAGGCTATTTCAAATTTAGGAGAGTTTATTACTACCAAAACACCTTTAAAAAATACTTATAAATATAACCCTTGGGCATTTAAACCTAATCCTGAAGCCGCTTATAGAATGATTGGAGATGAAGCTGGTTTAAAGGATGCTTTAGAAAGTGGATATTTTAGACCAAGTTCTCAAGGTAGTGATATTAAAATAGTACATCCTGAAACTTATTATACAATGGGTGTTCCATCTGATACTAGAAAGTATTTTGGTCATGTTTGGGATAGAGGGTATCCAGGTCCTTATATGACAGAAGTTTCTAATGCGGCAAAAGATTCAAGATTTACTCCGTTAAATACTTATTTTGGATCTGGCAAAGATTTGGGTGATATTGTCTATACAAATCCAGAAAAATTTATTCCAACAAATGAAGCTACTATTTATAAACAACACTGGTTAAAGGGATATAAAAAAATAGATGTTCCTAAACAACTACCAGGTTCTCCTAATTCTAAATTTCAATCAGAAATAGATTGGAGAAACTGGGTTAAATATAAAGAAGACTTTGATAATAATCCTAATGTTATTCAAGAATTAAATGATATAGAAAAGGCTAATAAAGAAGCTGGTACATGGATGAAAAATGCTGATGGTACACCTTTTCAAGGAACTCCTGAACAATTTGTAATTCAACAAAGTAGTAATTTTAAAAAAGCTTTTCCTATTATTTTAAGAGACTCAAAAGGTAATGTTTTACCAGTAAAGCATGGTTCTCCAAATAAATTTGTGGAATTTAAAGAAGAGCATTTTGGTTCCACAACAGATAAGGGAGATAAAGGAGTAGGAACTTACGTAACTCCGTTAGAGTATTCAAAAGACTATGGTGTTAATCAATATAATTTATATGTAAACGCAAAATCACCATTATATGCTAGTAGTTTTATAGATCCATCTATACCAAAGTCAGCTAGAGCACATTTGGCAGATCCTCAACTTCGAAATTTTCATAGAAATATTTCTGAAAAAATGAAAAATAGAGGAGTTAAACAATACTTAGATAAAGATATTGTAATAGGTGATGAGTTTTATCCTAATATAAATGAAAATGCTTTTGAAATGGTAGTTCCTTTTTCAAACAGGATGAAATCAGCAGTAGGAAATATACTTTTGGATATGACTAATCCTAATATATATAAATCCATGTTACCATATATTATACCAACAGGACTTGGAGTAGGAGCTGCTGCTTATGGTACTAATGATGGAGCAAACTATAAATCTGGTGGTTTAATTGAAACAAATGATAATGGTATAGTATCTGAACTTACAGAAAAAGAAATTGATAAACTTGTAAAACAAGGATATATAGTAGAAGATTTTTCTACACCAAGTTTAACAAAGGCAAGAACTGGTATGCAGATGAGTGGATTGGATCCTGCCTTCCAAGCAAAAGCACAACAAGTAGCTAATAATCTTGGAGTATCACTAGAAGATTTAATTGGTATTATGAATCATGAATCTGGGTTAAATCCAGCTGCTGTTAATCCTTATACAAATGCAACAGGCTTAATTCAGTTTATGCCAAATACTGCAAAAGGTTTAGGTACAAGTATTGAAGCTTTAAAAAATATGTCTGCTATTGAACAATTGGATTATGTAGAAAAATTTTATAAACCAGTAGTGGGTAAAGCAAAAGACATTGGTGATTTATATATGTATACATTTCTTCCAGCTGCAGTTGGAAAACCAGATGATTTTGTATTAGGTGCTAGTGGAAGCGGTATTAAAGTATTTGGAATAAATCAAGATGCCTTATATAATCAAAATAAAACTTTTGATGCAGATAAAAAAGGTTACTATACAGTAGGAGATGTTAAGCGCAGAATATCTAAGTTTTCTGGTAGACCACTTGTAGGATCTTCAAATCAATCAATACCTGGGTTTGAATCAAGTACAACAAGAACACCTGGTGAAAAAACAGTTGTAAAAACAACAATCATCAAAGACATGCAAAATGATGATTGGCAACCAAGAAAAGAAGAAGAACAAGTAGATCCAAGAATTGAACAACTAAAAACTTTTACTAAGATAATTGAACCAAGTCTTCAAAATATAAATAACATTTATGCTGCAGCAATGCAGCAAAAAAGATTTGGTGGTAACACAAGAATGTTTCAAGATGGGGGTATGATAATGGATCTTTCTGATAAAGAAATAAATCAGTATAGAAAAGGTGGCTGGATAGTAGAAGAAATAGATTAAACTTAATAGGTTTACTAATTAAATTTATTTTTAGTATATTTAGTAATATATAGTGTATAATGGCAAAAAGAAAAGTAATAGTTTATAAAGATCCTTATGGTAAAGGAGGCTATATAAATAAAACCGCTAAGTGGTTAAGACAAGCAGAGATGGGTGCAGAGTCTGGAGTTACTCCTGTAACTGCAGGTATTATGCAACAGATGCAAGGTATGCAACCACAACCACAACAACAGCAACAAGTTAATTTTGAAGATATCATAGTTAAAGATATTATAGAAATGATTTCTAGAGGTGGTGGAAGTGATGATGTAAAAGAAGCCATATATGCTAAGTATGAGCCATATCAGGAAGCTTATCCGCAACTTGCAAATATACTTCCCAATGTAAATCAATTAGTGGAAGGAATATTTTCTCAGTTTGGAAAGGAAGCAAGAGATCAACAAAATGAAAGACTTGAAATAACAGAAGAAACAATTACTGAAGCTCCAGAGCAAAAAGAGACAGATAATAATTCTGCAAGTTATTATGCTGAATTAGCAGGAGAAGATAATTCTAATATTGGTGGTTCTAATTTAATAAATGATTTAGAATTTAATGCTATTAAAGATGATGAAGAAGTAGCAGAAGCAGATGATCAGGAAGAAGAATTACCAGAAGAGCAAGATAATTATATGGATATTAATGAGGTTAGAGGTAATTGGTCATATAAACAAATAGGTGGTGCAGTTGATAATTTTAATGATGTACTAGATTTAGATGATTACAATATGGCTAATCAATATGCAATTGGTGGAAACATACCTAATAAAAGATCATTTGTAAATAAGATGGTCAGACAACTTAAAAAAGCTCAAGATGGACAACAAACACCAGCTGCTGGAACTGAAACAAAAGATGCAAATACAGCTAATGTAAAAGGCACTGAAACAAATCCTACACAACCTGTACCAACAATTACTAATAATAATTTTGTTGGAGCTATTAGAAACCAGGCGCAAGAAAATTTCTATAGACAACAAGCTGAACAAATGTATAGAAATATGTATATGAATCGGAGACCAGGTTTATTTGGTGGTGGTAGAATGGCAAGAGCAAATAGAAAAATGTTTGGTGTGCCATTTACTCCTCCAGGAGTAACTTCTGCAAAATATAATTTTGGATTACTTGGTGGTTTAAGAAATGCTGACATACAGTTTAATCCACTCATGTTAATGTCCATGTTTCCATCAATGTCTTTTCCTGGAATGTATGGTGTTAATCAAAACACTAGAGTAGTAACACCAGGAAGACTTGTTACTGAAACAGTAGCACAAGGGGTAAATAATAAGTCTACAGAAGAAGTAGCAAAAGCTACGGGATCAGAAGCTGCAGCAAAAGCAGCTAACAAATCAAATGCTCCATCTACTACTAAAACTTCTGTAAAGCCTGCCCAAACAAAAAAAGGATTGGGTATTCCATTAAAGACACCACCTGCACCAGTTACTTCAAGTACTGGTAAAGTTAATATGTCAGGTATTACACCGGCACCAAAACCCGCTCCTAAACCAGCTCCTAAACCAGTTAGTAGTTCAGATGGTGGACTGGATTTTTGGGATTATTTAAAAATAGGAGCTACATTTATAAATCCTGGAATAGCTCCTTGGTTTCAACAAGGTGGTTTTGTAGATCCTAATAGACCTGATCTAACAAAATTTGTATATGGTACAGAAGTAGATAATGTATTCTTATCAGATATATTGCAACCACCAGTAAATCAATCTGACTTAGATTATACAAACTCTAAAGATGTAACAGATTCATATTTTAGAGATGGTGGTTTATACAAGTTTCAAGGAACTGGTAACAGTGAAGTAGATAAATCTAATACTTTTAAACCTATTACTACTAAAGAAGAGTATGATAAAGCAATAGCAGAAGAAAGAAAGAAAATAGAAGAAGCTACACAAAAGAAATATAATACACAAACTCAAACACAACAACAACAATACTATCCTGGTGGTTTTGGTTCTGCTGGACCTTGGCAACCAGTGTGGGGGTATCCTCAATTTGGTGGTAATCCATATGCAGGATCTTTTGGTGGAAGAGGAATGTTTCAAACTGCTGCTAATCTATATAGACCATTTACTAGAGGGGCTTCTACATTTTCACCAGTAGGTGATCCATTGCAATATGCAGCAACAGCTGCAGCAATTACCAAAGCTGGAATGCTTCCTACCGGTATAAAATATAGTAAAGAAAGAAAACAAGATGGTAATTGGTTTGAAAGAAACTTAGGTTTTAATAAAGATAGAATTACAACTATAGATTATGCTACTCCAGGACAAATAGCTGCAGGTTTACCTGCGCTATCTGGTACAGCTGCAGGAACAACTGGTCAACAAGATACTAGAGGATATAAATATAAAGGGATGGGTCTTTCAGGTTTAAGACTTGGAGCTAATGATCTTATCCAAAGAATTAGATTTGGAAAACCTTTAGAAGATGATAGACCATATACACAACAACCAACTACTCCAACATCAAGTCTTAAAGTAGAAAGTCCTTATACACCTGTTTCAAGTATGACCCGTACTCAAGGTGCTGATCTAGTTACTGGTACACCTGGAACACCTGTAAACATAGCTCCTACAAGTGTATTAAATACAACTCCAGGTGCTGGAACTTCTATGCCTACAGTAGGAGCACCTACAAGCACATCCGCAATTCAAGCACAACAAAGAGCTGCTGCAGCAAACAATATTACACCACAAAGAACTGCAGATATTTATAATAATCCTACTACAGCAACAAAAGGAAATCTTACTGTAATTAATGCTGCAGGAGAGCCTATCAATATAGATTCTCCTGAATATTATGATGAGGAAGAAATGGTTACTCCACAGCAAAATACTCCAGCTGTAAATAATCAACCTGCATCAGTTCCACAAACTGAAGAACCACAATCAGAACAAGAAATTCCTGAAACTGAAAATGCATCAGTTACTGCAGGAAACCCTGTTGTTAATAATATTCAGCCAGCACAAAATTACTTTCAACAACCAAACTCTGATTTACAGAGATTTACGGATAACCAATTTACTTCAGGCTCTGGTATTCCAAATTATGGATCATTTAATCAAGGAGATGTTTTCATGCAACAACCAGGTAGCAATCCTGTAGCTGATGAAGACTTTTATAATTCAAGCTTCTCTTCTAATCCATATGATGGAAGCATGATACCATTTAATCCAGATTATGAACAACCTACAGAATATAAATTTGGTGTAGATCCATTAACTAGTAGTTCTTCAAGTGACATAGCAATTAATAATCCAAATTCTATTTTAAATACAATGGAAGGAAGAGATTGGTTTGCTCAACAAACACCTGAAGTTCAAAAACAGATTATTAAAAATCAAACAGGAACAGGAGTAAGAGCAGGAGCAAGAGCAGGAGTAAGAAGAAATCAACAACCAACAAATAACTTTGGGCCAAGATATAATCCTGCTTCAGAAAGATTTGATCCTATATCTGCATACTGGTCTCGTGATATATATAATTTAAAGAATAGATTTAATCCAAAAATTGATTATTCAAAAAATTATTCAGAAGATGAGGCAAGAAAACTTTATGATAAGGCTTTAAGTAGTCTTTACGATGATAGAAATAAACAGATAAAAAGATATATAGGTTCAGGTCAGCCAAAAAATGCTGCGGAAAGAAGAATTTATGAAAACATAATGTCTACATATGCAGAAAAAGCAAGACAAATAGAAAAGAAAAATCCTTTTGCTCAGAGCCGTGCTAATGGTGGTCTTGTAAGGGCTGATCTAGGAATAAATTTTTCTCCAGTATCATATCCTACAAATAGCATAGTGCAACCAGGTGGTATTGGTCAAGGTAAAATAGGTCCTTGTACAGAAGATGAAGTAAAAGATCCTAATAGTCCATGTTATGATCCAATGTATGCAGGTCAAGGTCCGCGTACAATGGAACAACTACCAACACAAGCTCAATTAAAATTAAAAGAAAATAGAACTGGTACCATTAACTATGATAATATTTCAAGGGGATTGATGGATGCCGGAGCTACTCTTGCTGATATTAGAGATTATAGAAATGATAGAGTAAATAAATATATTCCTCAAATGACTGAAATAGCAAGAGGTGAAAAATTAAAAGCCTATCAAGATTATAATCCTGGAGGATATGATCCTAGAACAGGTAGAGATGTTTATCAACAAGGATTTGAAGGTGTAATAGGTAAAAAAGGTGGATCTATTAAGAATAAAAAAACCAAAGCACCAACTGGTGGTCACAAAATAGATATTAGTGACTTTCAAAATTTAATAAAACTAGCTGGTTTAAATAAAAAATAAGATGGATAAAAAACTAAAAAAACTTCCTAGAGCAAGAACTGGATATCAAATTCAAGGTTCTTTAGCTAATGATGTACCTGCTTTTGGTGGTGCAGATTATAATGCATACATTGGTAAACCAAGCTTAAGAGTTAGAAATTCTATGGGAGCTGTTCCTAGAGAAGAAGCTAACATAGAAGCAGAGGGTGGAGAAACATTAGTGGGAGATATAGATGGTTCTACATTTCCATCATTCTATAATATAAAAGGTCCAAGACATTCATCTGGTGGAGTACCTATGAACTTACCAGATGACACATTTATTTTTAGTGACACACAGTCAATGAAAATAACTGATCCTGAAATCTTAAAGATGTTTGGTAAAACACCTAAAAAAGGTGGATATACGCCAGCAGAATTATCTAAGACTTATGACATAAATAAATATAGAAAACTTTTGCAAGATCCTGACTCCAATAAAATGGAAAAGAAAACTGCAGAAATGATGATTAAAAATTATGTCATGAAACTTGGTGCATTAGCACTTGCACAAGAATCTAAAAAAGGTTTTCCTCAAGGTATACCTGTTATTGCTAAGCCATACATGGAAGCTAATGGAATTACAGAAGAAGATTTAATGCCAGAAGGTATCAGTGAAGAAGAACAAATGATGCCGCAAGAAGGTATGCCACAAGAAGAAATGGTAGAAGAACAAATGGAAGAGCAACCAATGCCACAGCAAATGCCATCTGGAGAACCAATTGCACAACCATCTATGGAAGAACAGATGATGAGTGCACAACAAATGTCTCCAGAACAAATGCAAGAAGCACCTATGGCTATGTATGGTATGACGGTTGGTGGTTATGAAATGCCATTTGCACAATATGGAATTTCTCTTGGTGGAGGTAATCCTAATAACTATTTAGGAAGAAGAGAAAGAATGCTAGGAAGCGGTCCATTTATGGCCAGAGAAGGCATTATAATTGGTGGTACTAATATGCCATTGATTATGCAAAATGGTGGAAGTACAAGTAAGTTAAATACATTTGAAGGAGGAGGACAAATTACTGAAGCAGATTTAACAAAAGAAGACTTAGAGGTAATTAAGAAAAAATGGAATGGTAAGAAACAAGCATACATTGATTTTATAAATACTAAAAGAGCAATAGAAGAAAATGTTGATTTTCAAAATGACTTGTATGCACAATATCAAAAAGATATAGAAAATAAAGAAAACTATACTAAGAGTCAAAGAGAAAAACTATATACCGGTTATGCACCGGAATTAAGAAAGCTTGATAAAAAATCTGTTGTAGATCAATTACTAGCGCAAGAAGAAAGAAATGCAAGGCTAGAAGCTTTTGGTTTAGATGCTTCTAAAACAGAACAAAATGTATCAGGAAGTACTGGTACTAATGCTGCAGCAAATAAATTAATACAAAAAAATCCTGATGGACTTGGTGATTTAGATTTTTCTAGTGGCTTTAAAGGTCAAGCGGCATATATTGCATATAGAAATTTATTAGGAACTGAAAAATATAAACCATATGGTCAGTTCCAAGTTGGTGTTGGTGATGAAGAAATAGCAGGAAAAAAAGGACAGGTATCAGGTATTGATCAATTTAATACAAATACTACATTAGGACAGAGAGTTAAATTTGCTCCACCAACTACAATAAAGAAATGTTTTTGTCCTGATCCTATAACTGGTGTGGAAAAAGAAGTTCCATTAAAAGATGGTAAGTGTGAGTGTGAACAGGAACAAAAACCACAAGTTCAGTTTCCAGATGTACAGGCTCCGGGAGGAACATACTGGCCAGAATGGACAACTCAAGATAAGTTAAATCTTGCCACTGCAATGAGAACAAGAACTGGAATTGAGTACCCTACAGCAATGGTTCCTAGAGCACCTGAAATAAGTTTGCAGAAACAAGAGTGGCTTGCCCCTGTTCAAGCAGCACAAGCGGCAGCTGCCAAAAATTTAGATTTAATAGGGAAAACAGCAACACCATCTACAGCAAAACAAGCTATAGCTGCTTCATTAGAAGGTGATCTTATTAGTGCAATACAAAATCCTATACTTCAAACACAGGCTGGTAATACTGGTATAGAAAATCAGGAAAGACAATTAAATTATCAAGCTGATATGAGTGAAGCTGCAAATAGAGCAAATATTTTTAATCAGTATATTGATAAAGTTGGAGCTGCTGAAAACTTCTATAGAGGTGAATTAAATGCAAAAGATGCATTAAAAACAGCAATGATGAATCAGGGTATTAAAAATGCTGCTGATATATACAATATTCAAAGTGAGCAATATGCAATTGATCCTGTAACTGGAGTGCAAATCTTTAAGCAGGGTAAACCATTAGAGCCTGAAAAACCTGAAGATGCTTTAGAATATGCAATGCAATTAAAAGCAAGTGGTCTTCCAGATGATATGCAAGAATTAGTATATAAAACTAGATATAGTAGATATGGAGGACCTGTATATCAGGTAGGTGGGATGGTTTATGGAGACACAGTTTATCCTTTTTATTACTATGAATAAACTTTTAAGGTTTATTAAACTTAAAATATTTTAATATATTTATACTATAGAAAGAAAAAACTATGGCAACTTTTACATCAGCCACTTTTATACCACAACTTCAGCCCTATCAACCTGATCTTAATCTGTATTCTAATCTAATACAAAATAAACAGAATCAGTATGATAGTAACTGGAAATCACTAAATAGAGTATATGGTCAATATTTTTATGCAGATCTTACAAGAGATGATAATATTCAGAAGAAAGATTATTTAGTAGATCAAATTAACTTTAATGTAGGTAGATTAGCGGGATTAGATCTTTCATTACAGCAGAATGTAAGTCAAGCAACACAAGTATTTAAGCCATTCTATGAAGATAAAGGTTTAATGAAAGATATGGCTTGGACTAAGAACTTTAATATGCAAGTTCTTAAAGCACAAGGTTTCCAGGGCTCTGCAAATGAAAAAGATAGAGCAATGTTTTGGGATACCGGTTTAAAAGAACTTGAATATAGAAGGGGAGAATTTAAAGATGCTAGTGCAGAAAAAGCACTTAATTTTCAAAATGTACTATATACACCTTATGTAAATGTTCAAGATAAAGCACTTGAACTTGCAAAGGAATTTGGAAATATAGAAAGTGTTGAGATGAGTCAGGATGGAAGATGGGTTATTAAAAGAACCAATGGTCAAATTCTTGAAGAACCATTACAACATTTATTTGAAGCAAATCTGGGTAATGATCCACAGGTACAAGCTATATATAGCACGCAAGCATATGTAAATAGAAAAGATTATGCATATAGCAGGGCGGGTGAATTTAATGGAGATAGGAATGCTGCAGAGATGGATTATCTTGAGAAAAACTTTAATACTCTTAAGAGATCAAGTGAGTCAAGATATAAGCAGTTAAATGAATCTTCTGTAGCATATGATAATAAGATCAAAGATCTTCAAAAGCAAATTGATAATGGTAATAAAGATCCACAGCTTCAGCAACAATTAGATGCTTATATAGAAAACAAATCTATTAATGATGAGGTATTATCTCAATCAAAGAAGCAGTTAGATAAAATGAATAGTGGTCAGTCAAGTACTGCAACTACTTCAACTGGTTTTAAAAATCCATATGAGGATATTGAGACACTAAGATATATGGTTGATAATGGTGTTTCTGCTTCATTACTTGCTAGAGATTTAAACCAAGCAGCACATATATACGCTTATAGAAATTCTAAAGTGGATATGGATGCAAATCCATATGCAATTATGGCTGATAAACATCAGTATAATTTAAGTGAGATTGCTGAAAGACATAAAAATGATTTAGAAATACTAAGTATTAAAGTAGCTGCTGAGAGGAAGATGATGGTGGATAAAGAGAATGTTAAACTTGGTAGAGGAATGTTTAATGAAAAGGGTGAGTATGTACCATTTGAAGATCAAGATTTTACATTTTTAGAAAGTGATTCAGAGGTTTCTACTGATGAAACAAATCAATATGAGCTTTCTAATAAAATGTTTAGAAATAAAGCTAACCAGTATTTTACTCCATATATAAATAATGTTACAAATACACTTCAGCAATTAATAAAGAGTGGTCAGATGACAGAGAAACAAGCTGGTCAAATACTCAGTACACCAAATGCACCAGTTGAATCTCTTTCAGATTTTCTTAAAAAACATAAAGGTAATCTAGCTGGTTTTGCAAGTTTAACAGGAGCAGATGGTTTAGAAAAGATTAATTCCAATTTTAATACATTCTTAAAAAACAATGGTAATCTTTCTGTTATTAAAAATAACATGACAGCTTTACAAGAAAGTAATTTAGAATTTACAGATTATATTGATTATGTAAAAGCTAATACTAAATGGAAAAAAGATTATGCAAATGTAACTGAAACAGAACTTGCAAGAAGAGGTATTGCAGATAAAGCCATTACTCAATTATTATATGATGATAATGGTAACCAAGTGTCTGCAGAAACTTTTGCAGCAAATGTTAAAAGAACCGGTATAGAAATTGGAGACCAAAGAAGTTTTTTGGAGGCTCTTGGTGATGCAGCACTTAGTACAGGAACATGGGCAGCAGCAGGAGCTGCGGGAGGAGCAGCAGCTGGATCTGCTTTTTTTGGAGTAGGTGCCGCTCCTGGTGCTGTATTTGGTGCATTTACTGGTGGAGTTGCAGGAATAATTAATTCATTCCTTGAAGGACCAAGTGCAGAAGAAAATTTAAAAGCGTTATATGAGAATCTTGTATCTACTGCAGACAAAGAGGTTTGGAGTGATTCAAGATTAATAAAAACTCCTCCGGTTGGTTATGAAAAAACCACTGACCCAGGTACTGGTATGGCAGCAATGGGTATTAGATCAATCATGGTAAACCCTTACAGTAGTAAAGGAAGATATTATTGGAATGGTGTAATGAGTGATGTAAATAAATTGGATTTTTCAGATTTTATGGGACAGGCTAGAATATCTGTTACAGGCCGTAGTGAAGCTGATTATGAGAATGCAGTTGGTGGAAGCAAATATAAAGCTATAATAAATGAGATACAAAGGGAAATGTCAAGACCATCTAGTAAAACAGATATGTTTAAATTATCGTCTGCTGTAGTTGCTGGTGGTAATGCAAATCTTGGTGCAATTATTATAAAACCATCTGCAGAGTTTTTGAAAAAATTCAAATCAACAAATGCTGATGATAATAATAATCTATTAAATAAAACTGAATATGAAGATGCTTTAAAAAATGGAATAAGTATAATTGCAAATAGTGATTATTTACAAAATCCTTTATATCAAGAAAATTTTAAAGATCCTTTAGCATTAAGAGTAGATAATAGTCCTAATCAAACATACACTTATACTGATCCATTGGATGGTAGATATCAATTTGAGATTCAAAAAAATCCTTTAGGTATGGGAGATTATAGTATAACAACAAAGTATCCTGTTTGGGATCCTACAATTGGAGACTTTAGAATTGCAACAACTAATGATAATACTATTACAGCTGGAAATAATTTGACTAATATAAGATTTCAAGCCTTGCAACAAGGTTGGCCAGCAATAAAAAAAATGAACGAACAAACAATGCAGTATGGCTCAAGATAATACAAACTTTGACCCTCTTGCACCACTAGGTCCATCTATTGGTAAGTTTAATATGGATGTTACTAATCCACTTAACTTAGATCCTTATGGGTTTAAAAGATTAGATATAGATCAAGTTAAGTTAACTAATGTAATTCCTAATTATGGATCATTAACAAATCCACAAAGAAGTATTAGAGATAATGTTGTAGGTAACCCTCCAAATCCACCAGGTCCAAAAAAGAATGTGTCTTTTGAAGAATCTGCTCAAGCTGCAGATTCTTATATGAGATCCATATTTCAAACCAATCAGGACAAAAATGAGTATTCAAGAATATTTGGATATAACGCAGGACCAGATGGTAATAACTATTATAAAAGATATGCGGCATATGGGTCTAAAAAAATGGATGAGGTAGGCTTCTCACCATTTAGAGATAATGAAGCAATATATAATGAAAGAACCACTAAGTGGAATGATTTTACAAGAATGGTAAATCATTCATTGTTACCGGGTCTTTGGTTAGGAATAAAATCTGGTGCACAAGGAACTCTTGATATGCTTCAGGGAGATTTTACTTCTATTGATTTAAATAATGCAGAAGACTTTGAAAAGTATTCTAATATAGGTATGTCAACTAAGGGAGGAGCATTTGGATTTATAAACAATGCTCTTAACTCTTTTGGATTATCAGCCGGTATTATTATTGAAACAATAGCTGAACAAGCAGCAACAAAAGCACTAGAAGCTGGATTAGTGGCTACTGGAGCTGGTATACCTGCAGCAGGTGCTCTTGAGGCTACTGCTGATGCTTCTGCAGTTGCAAAGATTGCTAAAGTTGGAAAACTATTTGGAAACTTAGATAAAGCTTTTGGCACGGCAGTAAAAACATTAGAATCAAGTCAAACAGCAAGAAACTTTTGGAAAGCGGTAAATACACCAATTGGAAAATTTATAAATCCATTGGGTAATACATTTGATGCAATGAATGATATTAGAAAGGCTCAAGCCTTTGGTAATTTAACATCTCTTGCAAAACTTTCAAAGACTGCTGGCGGCTTTTATAGAGACATGAAATTTATAAATGCTGCTGTTACTGAAGCTAAACTAGAAGGTGGTATGCAACAAAATAAAGTCTACTATGATTTATATAATTTGCATTACAAAAATACTGGGCAGGCTCCATCTAACAAACAGATGTATGATATGATGGTACAATCTGAAAAAGCTGGTCTAGAGAATTTAGGTTGGAATACAGGAGTTATTTATTTATCTAACAAACTTGTATTTCCAAGTATTGCAGGTGGAAAGGGAACAGCAAGTATTTTGGGTGCAAGAACTAAAGAGATTTTAAATCTTGAAAGAGGTAAGGTAGTTTTTAAAACAATAAAAGAAGAAGGTAAAAAACTTGCAAAGGGTGAGTTTACATATGTAGAAAATGGTATAAGGGGAAGTATAAAAAGACTTAGAGAGGATGGTTTTAAAGCTGGTTTTAAAAATCTTTCTGCAAAATCTGTTGTTGGTTTAGGAAAATATTTTAAAGCAAATATTGGAGAAGGTTTACAAGAAAACTTTCAGGAAACAATATCTGAAGCTCTAGGTAATTATTATGTAAATACTTTTAACTCAGATGCTGTTAAAGCTCATTTATATTCTAAAGGTGCTATTGCAGATGCAAGTAGAAGTAAAGCATCTTACTTTAAAGATGCATGGGCAAATCAAAATCCATTTACAAAACAAGGATTTGAAACATTTGCTACTGGATTTATAATGGGTGCTTTTGCTAGTCCAATTAATAATCTTCCAAACTGGGCATCTAATGGTTATAACAGAATGTTTAGACCAGAACACTATGCAGATTATAAAAATAAAAAGAATGCATTTGGTGAGAGTATTGCGGAAACACTTACTAAATTATATAATGAGAATCCAGGAGAATTTTTTGATTCTAAATTATTTAATCTTGGTAATCAAGAAATACTTACAAAGATTATTCAGGAGGGTGGAAGAAAAAATGTATTAGATGCTAAAGATTTTGCTTTAGTATCACAAGTTGTAACAGCATTGAGATCTGGAACACTTGATATGTTTAAAGAAAGAATTGAATCATTTAGAGACTTAACGCCAGAGGAATTTGAAGATGCTGTTCAAAATATTCCCAAAGGAGAGGGATTAAAATATCAATCAAGAATAGATGGTATAGTTCAAAGAATGAATGAAATCAAAACTAACTATGATAAAATAAATGATAAATATGTTAATCCTATAGATATTTCACAGTATGAAAAAGGAACAGATGCATATAAACAGGCACAGTTATTTAGTCAGGCTTGGGAAGTAGCAAAAATGAATGCAATCTTTATGGGGTCTTCTTATCAAGATGCTGTAAAGAGAATGAAGGATATTAGTACTAAAATTAAATCATCTAAACCATTATCTAAAATGACTGACTCTGAGATTCAGTTATTATTAGAACCAAGTAGAATGTTTAATGAGCGTAATATTTTAAAAGAAGAAATAGAAGCTCAAAAAAATGTATTATCACCAGAAGAACTTAGAAAGAAACAAAATAAGTTAAAAGCACTTGAGGCATTATCAGAGGCATATAAAAACTATGATAAATTTGAAAATAATCAAGTAAATGAAATCATAGAAAAGTTTAAAGAATCAGGTGAGCTACAAAATATAGCTGATGAAAATAACATTTCTATAGATGAAGCAGAAGTTCAACTCAGAAAAGAAATAAATAGAGCAAATAGAGTTGGTGAAAGAACTAATGAAAATAGATTAGAAGTTGAAGCTAATTTGGAAAATGCATACAAAGAGTATTTAAAAGCTATTGCAAATTCTACAGGAGATATTTATTTATCAGAAGAGGCTGAGGCTGCTTTTGAAATGATATTAGATAATTACAAGTTGGGTAAAGAATCTTCTATTCTTGCAAACTATGTAAACGTATTAAATAATCCAAGAGATTTTATGGATCATGTCCAAAGAAATTATCTTTGGATGAGTAATCTTTACAATAATAGAAGAGACTACTTCTCTAATATAGTTAATCAACAACTTGATAATATAGAGCTTAACGCATTGCTAAATGAATTAGCAGATAGAAATGTATATATTAGTGAAGATGAAGCTGCAGAATTTTTAAGAACAGCAACTATACCTACTGAATTTTATGATGACACAAGAAAGGTAGTTATTAAAGAAGGTCATCCAGAATATGACAATTATGCTATATTCTTTGAAAGAGCTGCTGCTGTAAGAAAGTTAAATCCAAAGGGGAGATCTGCAGATAATACTGCTTTAAATCTTACTTTGGCAAGATTGGAAGCTGAAAGAAAAGCTGCATTAGATGCTTTAGCTAAAACAGAAGAACGTGTAGAAAAAGGACCTATTAATATACCAAAGGGGACAAAAGCAACAATTAATGATGTAGATCTTCAGATGAATGTTGGACAATACGCGGAGGTAAAATATAAATCAGGATTAAGAGTAAGAGAACTTATTTTGTACAAATCAAAAGAAGGTTTAAGATATAATGGTCCAACAGGTGAACTAGTCAATAAGAATAATGTTAAGCAAGGTTTTGAAGTTGGAAAGAAATATACATTAGAATTAGTTGCAGATAAAGCTGCTATAGATAAAATAAATTCTGAATTTACTGAGAAAAAAATAAATGCAATTCAAGAATTAACGGCAAGAGCTCAATCTGAGAAACTAACACAAGCTTCTACATTTATTCCATTTACAAAAAATACAAAGTTTGAGTTAATGGATGAAGCATTGAGAAAGCAACTTGAGAATGCATTTAATCAATATGTAGAAGATACAGAAGGTCTTGCTGATGAATTAAGTGAAGTATCTGATGAAAAACTATTATCTGAGTTAGATAATTTTATTCAAAATAATCCAAGAGCAGAAAAAGTTATTGAGCAGTATAATAACAAAATGAAAGAGAAGTTAACTGCTCAACAATTAGATGAGGTAGAGCCGCCTGTTATGCAAGTAAGAGGTAAGGATCAGGACTTTAAAAATCTTGACATAAAGGATATTAAAGCTAACATAAAGAAAATAGAAACGGATATTAAGAAACTAAAAGACAAAACAGATCTTACAGATCAAGAAAGAGAAAATCTTGCAATACTAGAATTTAATCTTGCTCTTGCCAATAAGTATTTAAATTATAAATTAAACTTTAAAGAATCTCCAAAGAGATCAAAAGTAATTAAAGAGGTTTCTAAAGTAATTGATCAGCAAGGTGATATTACATTTGATGAAACAACAAATCAATATACTGTTAATGGTAACAAACTTGAGAAAGTCAATAAAGAAATTGAAAGGGTAATAAGTGAGAAGTATCAAGAAAAACAAAGAGATCAAATAGCTCAGATATATAATAATACATTAGCAAAGAATAATTCTGTTGATGATTTTATATCTGAACTTAAGAAAGCAAATCTTCCTGGTTTTACAGAAGATACTTATAATGAGTTATCAGAAAAACTTAAAGCACTAACAGGTGAAACTACAGAAGCTCCTGTTACTAGTACTAAAGGTAGAAAAGGATTAAATAATATTGAAGAAATAATATTTTCAAATCCTAACTTTAAATTAGAAGGTTTCACTATAGATGGTAATTATTGGAATGTAGTTACATCTACAGATAGAGCCAAAGTTCTTGTAAATATAAATGGAACTATTGTACCTTTTTATTTAACAACAGGACAAGCAGGTAAAGGCTTAGTTCCAGGTTGGTATCCATTTTTTGGTATTGGAAAAGATGGCTGGTTAAATAAAACAGATAAGTCTGATATGGAGACTTATTATGAAAGATATTGGGGCAAAGAAACAGCAGATATAGTAAAGTCAATATCTGAAGAATTAAATAACTTTTATGGAACAGATCCGTCTGCATTTACAAATGATGGAGATCCAAATGCAACTTCAAAACCTTTATCAACTTTAGCAGATAAAGTAGAGGATTATATTAATTCTAAGTTGTCATATACTCCTGCAATAAACAATGCTGATGCTAGGAAAACATTAAGAAGTAATGTAGAAAAACTTGGTAAAGAAATTACTTCTAAATATGATTCAGCACAAAGTTCTTTAGAACCAACTACAACAACTGAAGACATAGAAGCTAAGAAAGCTGATATAGAAAGAAGAAGACAAGAGGAGTTAAATAAAGCTTTTGATAATAATAAAAATGCTTTAAAAGATCAAATTGATAAAGCAATAAAAGATAAGGGTTGGAAGACAGATAATGTATTATTTCATGGGGGTCCTAAGTTTGATAAATTTGATAAACAGTTTTTTCAAACTGGTGAATATTCCAATGTAGACATGCGTAGAGTGGCAGAATCTATGGGTGTTAGAATTCCTAAAGGAAACTTTAGTTTTTCAGCTACTCCTATAACATCTCTTACATATGCATTAAGATATGGAAAAAATAATCCTACTTTATATATAGTTAATAAAACAGAATCTCTTAATGCAAGAGAGCTTACAGGTAATAAAGAAAAAGATGCTCAAGAATGGATTATAGATGGAGATAACATCTTTGATACAATATCTGTTCCATTAATTCCAAATGCTGATAAAATCAATGCTAAATATGATGCAGAACTAGCTGCTTTAGAAGGTAAACCTACAAGTCAAGTTAGTACTGAAGGACCTAAAACAGGTTTTCGAACTTTTAATGTACCTATTTCTAAAAAAGAAGATATAGCAGATGTTGTAGCAGGACCATTAGTTCCAGCTTCAGAAATTTTCTGGGATAAAAATATTCAAACTACAGGTTCTTGGATAGAATCTATACAAGGAAAAGCTGGTGGACAAGATTATATTGAAATTGCATATGATAGTTTATCTGAAGAAAATAAAAAAATAGCTAATGAACTTAAAGAATCAGATACAAACTTTGGTGGTGTTAAAGGAGTACGTATTGTATTAGGCAGTAATCTTACTGCAGAACAAGCTCAAAGAAAGTCTATAGAAATTGCAAATAAGTTTAAACAACAAGATCTTTTATGGTATAAACCACAAACTCTTGAGGATAAACTTAGTACTCTAGAAAGTTCTAAGAAGAGTTATAGTAAAGATGCATTAAAAGCAATTGATCAAGAAATACAAAGAACAAAAGATACTTGGGGAAAAGAACTTCAACTAGGTCAATATTTTGATACAGCTACTAAAACTATTTGGGATAGTAAAGAACTTTATGATAAATCTAAAGGAGCTGTTTCAGCCGAAGAAAAAGTACAAAGAAGAATTTCACTTAATGATGTTTTATCATTAGTAAATGAAAGAGTGTTTGAACAAAAAGCAGAAACTGAAACTTACGTTACAGATCAGATTAAAAATTTCTTAGCAGATAAAGAGGTTAAAAATGACCCTACATTATTAAGTCAACAAGCTTTTGATAGTTTATTTGGTAGTAAATCTATATTGGCCGAACTAAAAGAGAAAGCTAATTTAGGTGACATAGTTATTATTCCAGCCAAGCTTACAGTATTTGATATTCCAGCAGGTGTTGCAGGAGAAATTAATTTCTTACTAGTAGATAGAGAGGGTAATACAACTATTGTCCTTGTAAAAATGGGTGATGTAAATAAGTGGGAAGAATATGATGATGAAACAAGTGATGTCTCTAAAAAAGAAAGTTATGGACTTGAGCTTGTAGCAGCTAAGAATATGTTATATAACATGACTGGTATTAATCCAAAAACTGTTTTATTACCATTACAGATATCAACTGATTCAGCTACAGGAAGAATAGAAACAATTGAATCTGCTAGTCCAATATTAGTTCCTGGTAAGATTGTAGCTCCAGTAGATCCTAATCAAACAACTGTAGATGGAGAAACTCTTCAAATAAAAATCAATGACATTATTCCAATGAGAACAGCATCTGGAGAACCTGTTATTGAAGAAGTAGTAGATGAAGAACAAGCAACAATTGAACAAGAAGTAGAAGATATAGCAGCACAACAAAGAAGGTTAGCAAAAGAAAATAAAATTGCAATCCTAGATAAAATACAAACTCTAAGAAGTAGACAACAAAAATTAGATACAGATTTAAAAAAGATCAATGACATCCTTAACTATTTAGATACTATCGGTAATGCATCTATTGAGTTGACTGCAGATGAACTTACAGATATAATAAACTCTATTACTGCATTAGATCAAGTAACTGGTCAGTATCTTAAATCTAAATTTAGAAAAGGTCGCGGAAAAACATCTATTAAAAATCAAGATGTTAGAGATCAGTTTAGAAGAGAGTTTGTTGTAATTGCAGGTGTAGTAGGAAGATTAGAGGATCTTAGAAAAGAAAAAGAAATACTTACTGCACAGGTAAAGGATCTTAATGATCAAATAGACTATTATCAAAATATTTTAGATACAGAAGACTTAGCATTGTTTAGTAGGTCTGACATTAAAATAAAAATAGCAGAAATAAAAAAGAAAATAAATTCTTTAAATAGATCTATTAAGACAATTAATGATACAATACTTAGAACTAAAAAACTTTTAAAAGAGTATATTGATGGCATTAAAAAATTAGACTCTCAGGTAGGACAGCAATTACAATTAATACCGGATGCTAATTATAAACCACTTTCTAAAGAAGAAGTTGAAAGATTAGAAGAAGCAGTAGATAACTTAGAGAATGCAACACTAGAAGATTTTAATTCTATTGTAAAACAGTTTAAGAATCTGAGATCAAGACTTTCAGCTACTATGGATGTAGCAGAACTAACTCCTAAAGTTAAAGAGCTAGAAATAGAAAGAATTAACTCATTACAAGAGAGTTTAAAGAGCTATAACAAAGAGGTTAGATACTTAAATGATATTCTTAATGAGGTATCAAAAGAATCAATTGCAAATAAATTATCTGATAAGAATTCTAATGGACCAAAACCTACTAATACTAAGAATACAAGCTCTACAAATAAAAACAAACTTGATGAAACTATAGATAAATCTAAAGGTGATGTTGTATCAGAGATCTCACTAGGAGAGATACTAAGTTTAGCAGAAAGACCTGTTAAGGAAAGTGTTATTAGTGAGAAAGGTGCTGACATTATTTCGAGAATAAATAAGTCTACTGTAGATGAAATCAAAGAGATGTTAAAAGATGTTTCGGATCTAACAGCTTATGAAGTAAAAGTTATAAATGATGCTGCAAAAAGCAGAATCAAATCCTTAACAGAAGAGTTTAAATCTGAGATAAAAGATCAGATGAATGACATACAAGAGACACAGTATGTAACTATACAACCAATAGATGATATTCCTGCTGGCTCACTCATTACAATAACAAGTATGGAAGGTGATAATATTACTTTTGAAGTTGCTAATTCTAATGAGAAAAAAAGTGTTAAATTTGATAATCTAAACGGTAAAATCATGACACAAGAGGAAGCAAAATCTAAGTCTGCTGTAGAGAAAATTGAAATTACTCCAGAAGCTAAATCAAAAATTATTGAGAGCATTACAGCAGCAGATAGTTTAACTAATGCAGATATTGATAATATCATTGATGCAGTAAAAGATAAAGACTTAGATACACTAGAAGAAGAATTATACAATAAAAAGATTTGTTAAAATGGCTATTACTTGTGCATTAGGATCAGAACATATTGAAGCTCTTACAAGAGTTATAAGTAAAGCAATGTTAAACTCACAAGCTAAAGGTGAGTCATTTGACATTAATGATTTTATGAATAGATTATACAGTAACCTTAAAAGTAGACAAGGTGTTGATAGTGCTATTCAATATATGCAACAAGTACCATATATAATAAATCTGGTAGCAACTAGGAAAGACATAGAGCTTTCAAAAGATAATACTGGTAATGAGATAAATATACTACCATTATCTAGGGCATTTAGAAATCAAGATAGTGGAATTCAAATGGTCTATGGATACTTTGAAAAAACATTATCCCCTAAACAATTAGCTCTAATTGCTGAAGATAATGCTAATAAACCGGTAGATCAATATACTGAATCAAAACCAGTACAAGAGTTAACTAGTCCAACTGATAAGAGATTAAAATCTAGAAATGTAAACTCTGGAACTGATGAACAGTTTTTAGCTAAGGATCCAAAAACTAAAATTGAAGAATTTGAAGTAACAGATTCTGATAAAATAACTGCTATTAATACTGTGTCAAGATTAAGTATTAATACAGCTGATATAGACTTATTAGATAATGCAAGTATTGATGGAGTAAATTTAAAACTAAAAGTTATTCCTTTAGATAGACTTTCATCAAATGATAGAACAAATTATTCAAATGCAATAATAGCAAAACAAAATGCAATAATTAATCAAGGTGGTGAAAGTAAAGTAACACCAGTTTCAGAACAATTTGCTTTAGTTCTATCTGATGCATCTGGAGCCTTTGTTTATTTTACAAAAGATGGAAGAGTAAGTACAAAAGATGAGGGTGGTAGAATAGTCTATCAGATGCTAAGAGATGTAAGGCTAGAGAATGGTAAGTATAGAGTTACTGATATTTATGGTATAGAAGATCAGATAATTTCTCCAGAGGATATTGTAAATGATGAAATTTCTTTGTTATATGGGTCTAAAGAAAATTTAGAAAATGCAAAAGGAATGTCTTTTGCAGAGTATGTTAAAGAAGTTGAAAAACAACAACAAGAAGAGTTTAAAAAACTTTATGACTTTAGACAAGAGTTAATTAGTACTAAGAAAACAAAACTGTTAACTATTACTGGAGCAACACGCGGAGTATTTAGTTTTAAAATACTTAACAATATAAAGATTAACAATCTATCAAGCTACTTTACTGAAGAGCAAAGAAAAGCAATTATTAATAGTTTAAATGTAACACCCATTAAGTTTGAAAACATTCCTAGTGGTGGGTCATATGTAACAATTAATAATGAGATATATGAGGTAGATAGAGCAAATATAAATGAAGATACAGCAAGAAAGGTTGCCGCTGTATTAACAAACCCCAATATATCAAATGAACAAAAGATTAGATTTTATCATCAGTTTTTTACTGATCAAAAAATTTCTATTCCAGCAAGCTTCCAAAGACATAATTTAAATCTTGTAGATGGAGAACTTATTTTTTCATATGCACCATTTACATTAAATGAAGCAAAAGCAGATGCAAGTAAAGCAGCACAAAATAAGGAACCAAAAACTATAGACCTTAAATCTAGTACTGCTGAAAAAGATATCTATGATATTTTTATGAAAGGTGCCACCGGTAAAAATGGAGAGCCTTTTAGTTCTAAAATTGTGTATAGACCAAGATTAGTTGGTGAGGAATATTTAGATTATCAAGATGGTCAATTTGTATTGAGAAGCTATTCAGATTTTTTACAAGAACAAAATGCAAGAATAAAAGTAAAAGATGGTAAAATAATTCCATTATATAATTCTAGTATTAATTTTACTCTTGATGATACTTTTGTAGATCAAGTAAATGAAGCAAAAGAAACTGTAGAAAAAGATGATAGATCTGAAATAAGAAAGTTTAAGGATAACTTAGTTGAGGTAATAAAAAACTCACCAGATCAAAAAGTATTAGCTACTGTAAAAGAATATACTACAGAGGGTGATCCTAAGACAGGGACATTTTCTACATATATAACTGTAGAAATTGAAGGTCAACAAGGAGAGCACAAGCTAATGAAGTCTCTAAATCAGCCTCAGATAGGTGAAACATTAGAACTTATTATAGATCCTATTGAAATAGAAAATGGCTTTGGATATCCAAATAATATTTCTGCAATTAAAATAGAAGGAAATAATATAATAAAATATGGAAATCTTCAAGAAACAGATTTTGGTAAAGAAACTTCTAGACCAGCTGTTCCAATGCAAGAAGAATATGTTGCAGAACAAGAAGAAATAGAAGAATTAGATGAGGTTACAGAAGCACCAAAGACTGTTTCAGAAGAAGAATCAGATACACAACAATCAGAAGCTTTAAATCCTAAGAATGTTAGAAATCCATCAGATGATTCTGAAATATCTAATCTTTTTAATCAGTTTAAATTAGATAGAAAAACAAGCTTACCAGAAGGAGTAACAGCTGAACAAATTAGTAATGCTATCAGTTGGTATGATAAATCACCACTAAAGAAATATCTTGGTGAGTTACAGATGATTAATATAGTAAACTCTGATGCTTATGCAAGATTTGTTACGGCTGGATCAACATTAATTGCTGGACAATATACTGGAGCACTGGGTGCAATACAAATTAATGAAGCTACAGGAGGTTCAGTAGTTGATGCTTATCATGAAGCTTGGCATGCCTTCTCTCAGTTGTTTTTAACTAGAGAAGAAAAAATAGCTTTGTATGAAGAACTAAGAAAGAGTAATCCAAAGTATAAGAATTATTCTTTCTTGCAATTAGAAGAAATTCTTGCAGAAGATTTTAGATCATATGCACTAAATCAAAAAACAAAGCCAAGTTCTCCTAAAAGAAATTCTTTATTTAGAAGAATACTTAACTTCTTAAGAAAGTTGTTTGGTAAAACAACAAGTATATCTGATAACTTACAACAGTATGATGTTGAGTCAGAAGGAGTAGCAGGTGAGCTTTTTAAAAACTTGTATCTTGCAAGTAATAATCCCGAGTTATTAAACATCTACACACCTAGTATTGATAATGTAATGTTTGATATTCTTAATAGGGGAATTACACAGACAGAGAATAAAAATGAAATTGCATTAAATCAGAAAGATACAAATGATGTAGTAGAGTCAATAGACTCTGTTATCTCTGATATAATAGATGAGCAGTATCAAAGAGAGAAATCAAGTGGAAAGGATAATAAAGCTGGTACTACAAAGATTATTACTGATTTAAATAATAGAAAAGTAGCTTATCAAATTGCTAGACTTAAGTTTATAGAAAAAATTGATGAAATAAAATCAAGACTTAAGATAGCACCAGAAAAACCATTTACTTCATTTAGTACAATAAAGGATTTAGAAGATAATGCTTCTGCAATTATTAGGTCAAAAAATGGAGACCATAAATATATTTTTCTAGCAACACAGATAGAAGATTATAATAACTTAGATCTTGCAACTGAAGGAGATCAAAGAGTTAAAGGAGAATTATATAAAGACCAAGTAGAAATTGTAGGTGATTTTTACACACATAAGTCTATAAAAGATTCTACTAAAGGTAATGCTACAATTATTGTTGTAAATGATATAAGTGAAGGTAAGGAACAATACGATAGTTATGTAGCTGCAGGAGAGGATACATTTACTTCATTTGAATTAAATCCATTAGTTACTGCAGAATCAGTAGCTAATATAGGTAGATTGCAAGGAAAGCTCCTAGATAACTTAAGAGTATTACAAACGGCAGTTAAGAACTGGGATTCAGTAATTAAGTACCATGAAAAAAACAGTAGCTTTGAAATTATTTCTAGCACTATAGATCTTGTAGAAGATGATGCAACTACAGATGTTACTAAATCTGAAAAAATAGGTAAAGACATTGGTAAAGAATCACTCTTTGAGTTGGGTGGTAAGGATGTAATTTATATTCTTAGGAGCTTACATAAAGTAACAAAACAAGGTGATAATTATGTGACTGAAAAAGACAATCTTGGATTTAAAAAACTAGTAGACTTTAAAAAAGTTTGGAATAATCTAGTAAGAATAACTGAGAGTACTAAAGATCCAGAGGTCATATATAATAAAATTGTTGAGGCATCTAACAGATTTCCTGAACTTAAACAGCTTGTAGAATTTAAATTACCAAAACCGGATTCAAAAAATAATAGTTATGAGTTTGACAACATAACTTCATTCTGGTCTGTATTTAGTTTACCAAGAGTTCCTTACATGCAGCTGTCCTTATTTAAAACTGAGGGTGGCATAAGTACTGAAGTTACTCCAGGCTCATTAGATGTAAAAACAGTTATAAAACAATTCCAATATGATTACAAGTCTAACAAGGAAAGTAAGTATGTATTTACAGATAATAATAATAATGTATATCTAAATCTAAAGAAAATAGTTAGTGACTTTGCTGACTCAAATAGAAATTTTGATGTTAGAAAAGCAAGTGAGTTTTTAAAAGTATTAGGTATCACACTAGATAACAATGAAAGAATAAACTCTGAAATTACTAATGCAAATAAACTATCAAGGGTATATGGTTTACCATACATCTATGATACTTTAAAAGCTGCTCAATTTACAGATAGTTTAGAAAAAAGAACTGAAGCACAAGATAATTTATTACGTGATTTAAAATTAAATCCTATAGGAGTATTAATCAATGGTATTGATAAAAATCTTATTGGTGAAGCTGACTCAAGAGTTTTTAAAAATGGCTCTAAGCAAAAGACACAGATAGAAAGAATTGCTGAACTTCAAGTAAGATATGGATCAGCAACTACTTCTTTTAGTTCTACTAATGCTGAGAGAAATAGAATAAATGAACACACTACTGATAACACATTTACAGTATTGATAGATGCTCTTAATACAGTTGAGAAAAAGACTGATATGTACAGAGAAGGTAGTGTTTTAAGATTTCTTGATCCAAGAAAAAATCCAATGGCTAAAAGCTCATTTGTATTAAGAAATTTATTTGATGCAAATGATAATAAAAAGAGCAATAGATCAATTAAATATTTCCAACAGTCTGGAACACAAGAAACAAATAATGAAGCTACTGATGGTGGACAAAACACAACATCACTAAGCCAACAAGGTAAGTTATTACAAGAGTTTCATACAATGTTAAAAGCTGGTCATCAAGAAATTATGAGACCAGGTTCTAAATCTTCTGCTTGGGGATGGTTATTTGAAGGAGGATTTGTATCTAGACAAGCAATAGGTCAGAAGTCTGAACCATTTTTATATGCTGATATTAATTCTTTCATACCACAAACAGGAACAGAAAGAGAAATTATAGAAGAAATAATATTACCTTATTTAGCTTCAGAAACAAATAGAATTAATGTATTTAAATCAAATCCTGAAGCTAAAAATTATGTTGGTTATAATCAACCTGTAAATGATAGTGGTCAGCTATCTGGTGAAGTATATAATTATTTTGATGGTATTTTAAATTCGGGAACTAAAAAAGAAATACTAGAAAAAGTAAATAGCCCTAGCACAGATCTTCTTGATTATTTAAAAACAGATCCTGATTTATACAATAAGATTGTAAATGAAATAGCAAATTACTTTGATAAAAAATCAGTAGAGTTATTAGATGAGATTAAGAAAACTGAGTTCATTGACTTTAAGCTGATAAATAGATTTGGTAATATTGAACTTTCAGATGAGCAAAGAAAACAAGTTTTAGCAAAAGCTTTCTTTTATAATTCCTGGATACATAATGTAGAAACAAGTATATTGTTTTTTACAGGAGATATAGCTCAACTTGATCATTCTAAAGATGCAGCATTCAAAAGACTTTCTGGATTAATTTCAAACGGTCCAAGAATTAGAACTGATATTTATGCTCAACTATTTATAAGCAATAGTTCTGAAGGTGGATTTAATTCAAATACATATGCAAAATCTCTTGGAGAGGCATATGATAAGTTTAAGTATGATGGGTATATTAATACAGCTATCATAGAAGATATAAGTAGGGATAGTATTTTTATGTCTGAAATTAAAAAAGGTTTAATTGCAGATTTTAAACGTAGAAACTCTAAACTATCAGATAGAGAAATAGAACTTGCTGTAGAAAGAGCAGTTAAAAAATATAGTAAATCTGACATAAAAGAAGGTGATGGACAAGGTTATATAACTATTGATTCTTATAGAGCAATCAAAAAGTTAATGAACAAGTGGTCAACTTCACAGGAGAAACTTTATCAAAGAATCATTAATAAAGAAGAAATACCATTAACAGATTATATAGAAGGTTTCCCGGTTCTTAAGTTACAAAACTTTGGTTGGGTAGAAGATACAATACTGCCAGTACAAGCAATGCATAAGTTTGCATTAATGCCATTAATTCCATCTGCTGTTAAAGGAACACAGTTGGAAGAATTACACAAAAAGATGTTAGAACAAAACATTCAGTATGTAACATTTGCATCTGGTTCTAAAATATCTGGAGTAACATCTAATGGAAAACCTGATCAAGTATTTGAAGATGGAGGAAAAGCACTAAAAGAAAGTGTGACTTTTACAAATAACAGAATAAATGCAGCATTTATTAAAGAAGCAACATCTGTACCATCTAAATCTAAGGGTAAAGTAATATTCTCAACACAGTTAAGAAAATTAATATTAGAAGGATTAAAGGAAAATGGTCAGTATGTATCTGATAAAGCAAAAGAACTTGGTAATAAATATGAATCACTAGTTAATTTCTATAATGAATTAGTAAGAAAAGAATTAGAGAATGAAATAGGATACAGAAAAGATGAATCTGGAACTTATATTGGTAACCCTTCTAAATTTTTAAAACTAATTCAAACTAACTTAAAAGCCAAAGACTATCCTCAACATTTAATAGATCAACTCAAAACTAATTCTGATGGAACATTGCAGTATGATCTATCATATTTCTTAGATACAGAAACTATAGAGAATATAGTAATGTCTCTTATTGAGAAAAGACTTGTTAGGCAAAAAGTAAACGGTGATGCACTTGTACAGGTAGCAAATAGTATGTGGAATGGAACCTGGGATGTTACTCAGGGAAACAAGTTTGCAAACTTGTCTAAAGAGGAACTTGAAGCTGCACGCAAGAAATATTTGGGAACTAATGGTTTACCTTTCTATACTAAAGGTAAAGATGGTAAGACATTATCAATGAAAGTTGCCATTACATTACAAGGTGATTTCTTTAATTTATTAAATCTTCAACATTTAGATGGTCAACCAATCAAGACTATTGATAGGTTAAATGCAATGATTAAGGAAGATGCTTGGTTAGATATTGCTGACAATAGAAAGTCTGTTACATTAACTGCAGTAAGAATACCAGTACAAGGTCTAAACTCTATGGAATTTATGGAAGTCTATGAATTCTTAGATCCTTCTGCAGTAAACATGATTATTCCACCAACAGAAATAGTTGCAAAATCAGGATCTGACTTTGACGTTGATAAGTTAACTACATTCTTTCCAAATATAAATAAAGATGGTAGTTATGTTAGATCAAGTATCTCTAATCAAAATTTCTTTAAAGAAGTAAGTGCATTAGAGAACCAGGAAAAAAATCCAAAGGATGTTATTAGTACGCAAAAGAAAGCAGCAGAGAATGAGTTTATTGAAACTATCAAAAGTATATTAGAGATAGAAGAAAACTATGCCTCACTAGTAACTCCTAATGACACATCAATCCTAGAAGACATTGCAATTAAATTACAAGATCTTGTAAGTACAAGAGATAAGTATGCTAAAGTAAATGATGAGAAACCAAATGTTTCTAAAAAGGGTACTAAGTATGCATCTCCAACATCAATATTTGAGCCTTTAACAAATGTAGAAAAGCATGCTCAAAACTTGGAAGGTAAGCGGGGACTTGGTATTGTAGCAAATCAAAATGCATTAAATCCATTATATACTTCTATAGGGGCTAAGATGCCTAAGAAATATAAACCGGCAGAATATAAAAAGAAATATGGAAGGTATGTAGAGAGTAAGAAAAGTAAGGCAGTATTTGATGTAAGATTATTTTTGCCACATAATGAAATAGATGGACATATCTCTTTGTCAAATATTTACACTAATGATAATATTTATAAAATAGCTGAGATATTTTCACAAGCTTTAAATGGTACTGTGGATGTTGAAACCAATCCTTGGATATTCTATATTCAGGGTAATGTTCAAGCACTTCCTGTGTTTTTATATCTCACTGAAGCTGGGGTTAGTCCTGAAGATGCAGTTTATTTTATATCTAATCCATTAATTAGAGAGTATACAGAAAATCAAAGACTCAAAGGTGGAGTTTTTGGAAGAGCTTCTGGTGTAGCACCAGAACTAGCTCCTGCTCTTAAATATGAATCTGCAAAACAAGTATTTGATAAATATAAAGAGAGATTTATATTAGACAGAATTAAATCACTTTCTGATAGTACTGAACTTACTATAGAATATTTTAGAAAGAATCCTGTTACAGATGCACCAGAAAAAGTTTCTGAAAAAATTACAAAAGGTAATTTTATAAATCAATTACCAACATTAGCTCCAAATCTTAATTTAGTTAAAGCAGAAGGAGTAGCACAAGTAATTTATAGAAACTTCATACCCTCAAATAAAAATGTATATGCTGTATCATCATTCTTATCAAATATACCTGGTGTCTTAAGACGTGGAAGTTTTGACAAGAATAGTATGTTTGAGATGATTCAGAAAAAGGGTGAGCTATCTCCAGAACAATTGACAAAATCTCTTGCAATGTTAGCTCACTATGTAGAAATAGAAAACCAGTTAAGGGGTATAAATGCATTAAAGAATCTATCTAAACCAGATGTTAGAAATCTTAGGACTCCACAGGAAGCAATTAAAAGAGAGTTAGATGTTGATTTAGCATTTGATAACTCTAAGATTGACTTAGAAACTGCAAAGGGTGTTTTAGAAGAAAGTATTATTGCATCATTTGGTGATAAGGATATTATTGAGAAAATCTTTATGCCAATGATGGATTTAATCAATGGACCTAAAGTAAATAGATTCTTGTTGGATGCCATGGGTGGCTATGAAGGTAATAGCAAACTTGAAAAAATAGTTGACTCAAAAAAATATAAAGCAACACAAGAAGGTCTTACTAGATTCAATAGAGATTTTAAATCAGGTTTAAAAACATTTGTATTTCAAAACTATTTGTCTAATACAGTATTTGAGGATGGTAAGTTTGTAATGATACCAAACAAGTATAGACAACAAGAAGTTAAAATAGATAATTCTATTGACACAGATGTAACTATAAAAGATGGTGTTTTCTTAATTAATCAAAATAGAATAAGAGAGGACTATACTAATAAAAGATATTTGGATACAAGTACAAGTGCGGAAAGCTATACAGAAAGACAAGGTTTAGAAGCATTTCCTTCAAATGAAAATGATCTATTTCCTACAGAGGAAAGTTACATTAGATATGTACTTGAAAGAGAAAATCTATTTCAGAAAGGTCTTAGAGGTGATGAGTTAAATCAGTTTGCTTTAATTAATACATTTAATCCTGGTGTAATTATAAATCCCGGGAAGTATTCTTATAGTGACCTAGTAATGAGAACTATTGACAAACACAGATCAACATTGTCAAGACAATTCTCTATAATAGATCAGATAAGAAAATATGTAGAAGCTGGTGCAAATAAAAGCATTCTTACTCTAACTAACAGAGATGTAATAGATGGTAACACAGCAACTCTTTATGCTTCAGAATTAAAACAACTGGGCAATGCAAAGATTCAGAAAGTAAAAAATACTGAAACAAGTCCTGAAGAGAATGAGAGACTCAGTAGAATATTCAAGTTGTTCCCACTATTAATGATTTATCAGCATGGTGTAGGTAAAACACTTAATGGTTTTGATAATGTTCTTCCACAGGATGATTATCTAAAGATAATGAAAGCTGCGGGAGATTTATTTAAGAACAACTATGACAATAATAAAACATATGATTTTGTATTAGATAAAATAACAGATCCAAATAATAGAAGGTTTATAGATTTTACAGTAACAGATACTGAGTATTCTCAGTATATACCAAAAGTATTGCCTGCAGAAGAAACAGAAATAACTTTTGAAGATGAAGAGTTTCAACAACCTACCCAAGCTACTGTAGCTGATATACCACAAAACAAAGTATCTGGAATAGAATCCTTTGGTTCTACAGTTACTGCAAATTCTGAAGTAATTAAAGCACTTGGGGCAAATCCACATTCTATAGATATGATAGAGGCTGGGTTTAGAACCAGAACTACAAGAAGTGAAAGTGAAATGTCTAAGTATGCTGTTAAAGTTGGAGATATAATCAAACACTTTGGTAAATCAGCAGATGGTACAACTAAAAATATTTTAGCTAGAGTAACTGCTATTCATCCTAAAGGAACACCTGGATTTAAAGGAACTTGGAATAAAGAAGGTTGGAGAGCGGAAGATGTAAATGTAATAGATAGATTTAAAGACGGTGCTGCAGCAATAGAATTTGAAGTCATTAAACCTACTCAAGCACCTGGACTGTCTGAAAATCAATTACTAAATAAAGTAGGGGACATCATTACACGGACATCTAAATTAAAATATAAGACAGTAACCAATACAGGTACTATAAGAAAAATAGAAAAAACAGAAAATGGTTATAATGTCACTCTAAATATTAAAGGTTATGATGGCGGTACTGTGATAAATGTTATAATAGAAAATGGAAAAGTAATAAAATCAATTCAAAAAAATCCCTTGAAAGTAGGGGAATTTTTAGAAAACACAACTTCTACTTATGACTTTAAATTTTCAGAACCCATATCTACTCAACCTACAGTACAACCAGTAGGAGAAATTAAAGTTTTGTTAGATAAATATGGTAACTCTACACCAATTTTAGGAATAATAGATAGAAATAAAGATCTATTTAATAAAGCAAATATTTCTGCTATTGCTTCTTTTGGTTCTGTAGTTTATGATATGGTATTACAAGATACTATATATAATAGAAAAGGTGGAGTTGAGGGATCCAAGGAGTATATTGATAATCTTTCAGAATTTTATAGATCAATAAGAAAAGCTTCAGGTCAAAATCCTTTTAATCCAGAATCAATTTTACATGGATTTCAAATAAATCCAAAGTATAGAAAATATATAGATGCTTTTTTAGAGTATAAAGGATTACCTGCTAATACTAATGTAATATTTTTTAATGACGAAAAATATAGAGATTTTAAATTAGAATCTTTATTAATACACGAAGCTGCTCACAGTTTTGATAATCCTGGCATTGATCTATCAGATAAGCAAGTAGAGTTAATAATAAAAGCTTTTGATGAAGTTGCTAGAGATGAGAATGAATATTACGGTATAGATAGTGGAAATTATCTAAAAAGAGAATTAGCTAAAGGTAATAAAGATGAGATTATACCTGTTCTTACTGAACTTTATATGGCAACACCAAAAGCTGGATATTATTTAAAAAATATATTATCAGAAGAACAATTTAAATTATTAGAGTCTATATTGTCTACTCAACCTACTATTCAAATAGAAACAAAAGCTGAAACAATACAAGAACCTGGAACAGTAGCTTCTAAAACAACAGCTCAGTTACCACTATCAAATACAAACATCGCTAAAGTACTAGATGGTAGTAAAGTAATTACTACTAGAACAGAACTTATTGCAGATGATACATATCTTGCTGGTGATACACAACAAGTAAAAATAAAATATTATGGTATTGCACGGGTAGTTGGTAATTCGGTAGTAATCACAAACGAAAAGACAAACAAATCTTTTGTAAGAAGTAAGGACAGCTTTGCTAAAGCAGAAGGATTTAAAAACTGGAGTGACTACACAAACAACAATAGGTTCATGCAGAACTTTATAAAGGGTGATGCTACAAGGTATGTCTTTGGAATTACACCTGCAGGAAAGATCCAGCAAATGACCACTGTACAACAGAGATTAAGCCCGGAAAATAACCCTGTCATAGGACTATTCAATGAAGAACTAGCAAGAACAAATGGAGTTTATCCAAAAGAATTCATCTATGAAAGTAGTGAAGGCACTAACAAATATGTTCTATCTGAGAATAATTTATACAATCTAGTTGATATTGACACAGGTAGTATATATCTTCGTAACATAGATCTTACAACTGGAAATATTGTTTCTGATATATTACCACAAACACCTGTTGGAAAAGATAGTATTACAAAATTCATTAATACTTTGAACAGTCAAATCAAAGAATACAGAATAGATCTAGTACTAGCCAATAAAGGTATAGATGTAAATGATATAATAGATCGTGCAGAGAATGTAAATAGTGAAGAGGAACTAAATGAACTTAGAATTATAATTAATAAAAATTTGTGCTAATGTCGTGTCCTAATAAAAATAGCAAAGAGTGGAAAGATGCAATGAACAGAGCTAATGGCAATGAAGAAGAGGCCATGAGAATCTGGACAACAGAGTATGACCAAGAAGGTGATGGTGGATCAGAGCCACAAACTGATGATATAGAAATGGCACAAGAAGAGTTTGAGCCAGAAGAAAAAACAGACTCATTCTCAGACTTAGTACAAAGACTAAGAATATATCTTCAAAATAAAATTGAGATACTGCAAAGAACAGAAACAACTCTAAAGTCTGAAAAAATTGATGAGCTTAAAAAGCTTCAAAAAAATATGTCAGAACTAGAGAATCTAGAATCTATAAATGCATTTGTTGAGTACGCATATAATCAGGCAAATCAAGCCTATGAATTAATGGGTAAAGTATTAAAAAGAATTCAGAATAATAGAATAAATAGAAAAGAAGCTATAGATTCACTTGTTGCATTACTAGAATATGCAAATAACTATAATATATTAGATGATATAGATGCATCAGATATAGATAATTATTTTTCAGGTTCTGTAGAGGAAATAATGAAAAAGTCATCTGATCAATTAACTGCCCAGGATAAATTGACATTTGCAATAAATACTAGAAATAGAATTAAATCACAAGTAAATAATCAGGGTATTGAGTTAATGGCAGACTTTCTTTTAGATTATGCTCCTGCATCAATAGAAGAAAAAATCTCTGAGCAAATTGAAAAATATAAGCAGAGAATAGAAGATGTAAAGAATAATCCAAAAAATAAACCTGAGTTTATTGCTAAAAGAACTAAAGAGTTACAGGATCAAATTAATGAGTGGCAAAATTTTACTCTAGATAAAGCTAATCTTATTAAATTTCTTAAAGAAGCAGTAAGAGATGAATCATTGATTGATTATCTCTTTACTCCACTTATAAGTTCTAATGACAGTGTAATAGCTTTATTTGCTAGAGCTGTTAAGACAGAGCTTGAAGATGCTAGAATGAAAGATATTAAGATACAAAGAGAACTGCAAAAAGCATTTAATGAGTATCAAAGGGTTGCTCCTGGTTCAAGAGATAATCCTAAAAAATTTAATGAGGGTTTATATGAAATACTAAGAGTTCCACTTAGAGATGCAGATGGAAATGTAAAGAAAGATGAAAGTGGAAATGTTATATTCATGGATAGAGCAGCATTTGTTCAGAAATATGATATTGTTAAGTTTGAGAATGATAGAATAGAGTTTTATAAAAAACTTGGTAAAAGACCCCAAAGAGGGAGTGAAGACATGGCCGCATATCTTGCAGCTGAAAGAGATTGGTACAGTGAAAATACTCAACCTATTTCAGAGGAAGAAAGAAAAGAAATAGTTGCTTATAAGAAGAATCAGCTTAAGAGAAAGATAATTACAGAAGATGAATATAATAAATGGGTAAAATCTGTTGTATATGAAAAACTTGATGGTTCTTTAGTATATATGAGAGAACTATCAACTCCATCTAATAAGTATATATCTAGAAAATGGTCTGCATTGTATGATGAAAATGGTGTTCCCAAAAACGCAAAAGGTAAGTACCACAAAGCTTTAACTGATGTATATTTTAGCCAGCAGGATAAAATACCAGAGTTTTCTAGGATAGGATACTTCTTGCCTTCAGTTTTAAAGACAAAAGGTGAGAGGATGATTGATAATATTATTAAAGCTGGTAAGACAGAATTTAAAGAGGCTTTTCAATTTACTGCAAATGACTATGAGTTTATGACATCAACACTTTCTGGAGAGGGTGCTGTTAAACTTATACCAATTAGATACATTGAACCAATGGACGCATCTGAAACAAGTCTTAACTTATTAAGATCTGTTTTATTATTTAGTCAGTCTGTAAATAATTTTGAGGCACTTAATGGTATTCACTCAGAGACTAAGTTACTTAAAAGTATAATAGGTGGTAGAAAAATAAGAGCTACAACATCTGAAGGAAAACCTATATTAGATAGTGTCGCAAAAAAACTTGGTTATGAAAGCTATATAAATTTAAATGGTACACCATATTCTGAGTTACATCTAGATGCTTTTATAGATATGATTGTGTATGGTGAGATGAGAAAGAAAGAAACTTTATTTGGATATAATATTTCAAAAATCTCTGATACAATCATGTCTTACTCAGCATTAACAACTCTGGCTGCTGATCTTATGAAGGGTGTAGCAAATAACTTACAAGCAAATATTCAAGTTATTCTTGAGGCTGCTTCTGCAGAATTCATAGATTTTAAAAATTATGCAAAAGGTAAAGCTGCAGCAAATTTATATTTAATTGGAGGTAATTTTCTTAAGGACTTTGGAAAAGGTGTTGCAGTAACTCTAGAAGGACAAATAATAGAAGAGTTTGATCCTTTACAAGGAGAGTTTAAAGATATGTATGGTCAAACAATAACTGGTTCATTAGCAAATAAGCTTTTCAGAACTAATACTCTGTTTGTAAACATGCATGCTGGGGAATATGAAATTCAAACAGCTATGATGTTTGCGCTAATGGATAGAGAGAAGGTAACTGATAATGCAACAGGTAAAGAAATGACATTATATCAGGCATACAAAAAGTATGGTATGGAAGATGTCTATAATAAAACAAGTTACACTAAAAAACAAAAGCTAGATTTACAAAATAGATTGCATGCATTAAACAAAAGAATGCATGGTGTTTATAATAGTTTTGATCAGTCAGTAGCTCAAAGATACACTCTAGGCAGACTTGCATTAATGTATAGAAAATATCTTATTCCGTCATACAAAAAAAGGTTTAAGAGAGCAGGTATGGATGTTGAACTTGGTTCACCAACAGAGGGTTACTATGTGACTTTTTGGAAAACATTTATTAGAGATCTCAGAGATTTTAAATTTAATGTCATTAAAAACTGGAGTGGATATACTTCATTTGAAAAAGCACAGATCAAAAGAACTCTTTATGAAGTAAGTTTTGTACTTGCACTATATGCACTTGTTGCAGCATTACATGCTATGGCAGGAGATGATGATGATCTTAAAAAATCTATGGGTTATAATTATATGTTATATCAAGCCTTGAGAATGAGAAGTGAGACTGCAGCTTATTTGCCTGTAGTTGGCTGGCCTGACTTGTGGAGGATTGTTAAATCTCCGTCAGCAGCAACAAATAGTATTGATAGGTTTATTAGTTTTATAAAACAATTTGTTGTTGGTGTTTTTGATGATGAAGCAAATTATTATAAAAGAAAAACTGGTCCCTGGGAAAAAGGTGATAGCAAAACTTGGGCTTATTTCTTAAAATTAATGGGTGTAACGGGTAACACACTCAATCCTGATCAGGCTGTAAAAGCATTTGAATCAAGTTTCTTTAGATAAAAAAAGGGAAGATTATTTCTTCCCTTTCTTATTAAACTTTTTAAGTTTATCTAAATCTACATCTACAAGATCACAAATATCAATCTTAAATACTAGTTCTGGAATTTCTTTCTTCTTACTAACAAGAACATACTTTTGATCACTTGAAACAAATCTAATATATAGATCTTCATTATTAAAGTTAATCTTCATTACTTTTTTCTTCATATTGTTGGTTTATAAATTTACTAAGATCTGGCTTAAAATACTCAGGCCCTTTTAATATTTTTCCATCTTCTCTAATAATTGGCTTACCGTCAGGACCCAACTTACTCATATTACTAGCTTGTATTTCATTGAATACATCTATAATTACATCTTGCATACCATGTCTTAGAATAGTACCACATAAGATATACAACTGATCCCCTAAAGCATCAGCTATTTCTACAAGAGAGTTTTTCTCACAAGCCTCTAGGTACTCATTGTTCTCTTCTTCCATTAGGGCATGTCTAAGATTATAATCATTTCTTTCTAATGGTCTTGGCCACTTACCATCTTTCTGGCCAAATGCTTTGTGGAACTCAGCCACTGCTTTTAATTGTTCTTTCATACTGTAAATTTAAAAAAAAAATGGGGACAGCCGAAGCCATCCCCATCTTACTTGTGATTATTAACCCTATTTACTATAGGCTCTTAGAAGAAATCTGATGAGTCATCCTCATCTTCATCTTCAATATTAAATATTAAGTCATCTAAATTTGCATCTTCTGATGCATCTTTCTCATCAAACTTAATAACATCTAATTCTGCTTGTTCTCTATCTTCTGGAGATACTTCTAAACTCATATAAGATGCATTCTCACAAGTATATTCTTGGTCATCTGCAGGCTCATATCCAGGAAAATCTTCTGGCTTAGCTAATTCTTCTACTGGAAGATTTACCCAATCATTTAGATCTTCCTCTTCATCTTCTGGGTCACTCTCATTAACTACAGGAGCTTCAAAAGTATTTCCAACCGGATCAGTATAAGTTACTATTGTTTCTGACATAGCTTGTTCTGCTTCTGCAATAGCAATTAAATCTTCCAGGTCTACCTGATTAGGATTAACTACAGGTGTCTCAGCTGTAATATCTGTTGGAATAGGTGCAACTATCTGTGCAGATGTGTTGCACTGTTGAAAGTTATTAACAGTTGAAATAAAATAATGCAAGACACGTTGATCTTCCATCCAAGTCTTAGGATGTGAATGCTGTAGAGCAATAGTTACAAAGTTGTAGAATGCCCACAAGCTGTTACTATCTACATAGACATGACTAGGTCTGTCCATTTGTTGTCTTACAATACTAGCTTGCTCTGTAGTAAGAATCTGATACTCTGCAAACAAGATACCCAATAATTGAGCTTGCTTTCTCTTGTTCAGTGTGATACCCTTCATAGACTCTTTGTCTGCACAAAGTTGGTTATAATACATATGTGCATTAGCTATTTGATCTTGTATGGTTTTAATTGTCTCTTCATCAGCTGTTCCAGTATGTTTTCTGGCCCAGCTTCCCATATCTCCACAAACCATAGTTGTTCCGGTCAAGTTAATATAACCACCAACACCACACTTAAATCTTACTTGTTTGTTATAGCTGTTTGTCCAAGCAAACATCATTGACAGCTCAGGATCGTTATTAAAGTTTAACTTATAAATCCCATGAGCAATTTGTCCATCAGCAGTACATCTATACTCTTCATGAACAACACTGAAACCTGCAGCAGCAAGCTCAGTATATACATAATCCATAACAGATTGGTGACTAATTACAGTATAAGTAGCACCATGATTTGGTAGAGGCACACTAACTAAGTGCGCCTTTGTACATTCAGCAATTTTCTTTGGCATAATTAAAATAAACTAAGTTGTGTTACAATAGGCTCAAGATCTCTTATCTCTTTATTGATCTTGTCCAAATAATAATCATAGTTAATATCATATTCAGTAAATGGTTTTTCTACATAATCAATCATTAAAGATTGCATCCACTTACCTGCTTCTATCTGTATCTCTCTACCATCGGTGTTATTCTTTTTAATAACTTTGGTTCCTTTGGTAGAAATAAAATACCTGATAGTGTGCTGCAGTTTTTCAACTAAATATTCACCATCAACAATCTTGTGTTGATAAAAGCTCCAGTCTCCTTTAATCTTCACACCCCCACAGAAATCAAATATATCTGTGTTAGATTTAATATAATCCTCGGGTTTAATTCCATCCACAAAATATGCATGGATAGCTTTAGGAATAACCAGGAAACTTTTGTTCTTGTGCATTGCTAGATTAGCAAACTCAAAACGGCCCTTGCACTTAGACTTACCATCTTCTGTTATAGCAATGTAATTATTTACATCACCCAAAATAATCTTAGAATACTTGTCGTGCTCTAGTTGTAGATTGGTAATCTTTTCCCATCTTTCACAAATCTCCATATACTTATCTACATAGTGTCTAGGGATCATAGTCTCCAAACCATCTGTATTCTGCATTAGTGGAACAGCATTTGGTATTTCCTCACAGATCATCTCATACAACATAGTAAGACTAAGCTGACCATTAATGGTAATTCTCATAGTAAACTCTGGGTCATACAAGAAACTATTCTCATCATTACTGAGCCCATAAGTTGAATTTAAGATAATCTTATACACATAGTTCCTAGGATCTTTCTTTGGAATCTTTTTTCTTTCCTCAAAGAACCACTCATACAGATTGCAGAATTCTTCTTCTGGTAAATGAGCAGGTGCCCATTTATTTCTAATAGCAAGATTAGGATAAAAACTAGTAACGTCAGACGTCATTATTATCATCTCCTCATTAGACTCATATACTTTAGTAGAACGTGCACCATGGACACCACCCAAACCAAAATCTGTCTGTACACCTTTATACCTTACAGAATATTTAAATCCACCTTTTGTTTCCCCGGGATATATAACTACATCCTGGAACTTTTTCAGAAGATTCTGAAAGGTAGCTGTTTTAAATTCTATATAAGGTAGTATGATATCTTTAACAGTAATTTTTAGTCTGTTAGTTCTCATCTGGCGGAGCTCATACTTCTTGATACCAGTCTGCTTACTAAGAAACAATAAGAATAATTCTTTGGATATCCTTGGCTCAGATGCAGAATATAAATCTATTCCATACTCATCTGTCAAAGTTCTACGCAAGTCTATTTGATCCTTACAGAGATGCATAATCTTCTTAGTGGACTGAACATCATTAATACAATATCTGATTATCTCAGGTATTTGTTCTGCTGTAACTTCAGTAGTATGATGAATAGGCATATCAATAATGTTATGCCAGTCCATGGTATACTGTATCCACTTTAGACTAGATCTCTTAGCATTGTTATCCCAATGGTTTAGTTTATAAACATCAAGCTGCCTAATGCTGAGGTCTCTAGGAGAATACTCCTGAAACTCACCATTGTTACTCCTGTTTATAATGTCCTGGGATTTTCTATAGATGAACTTGGCAATTTTACCGCCAGGTTGCTCTAATAGTTGTTCTTTATTTCTTAAAATGTGCTCAGTGATTTGGCTATCAAACCCAAGACCATTGAAACTTACATGCCACTCATCATAAGCAATGTTTCTTTCTAGAAATGTTACTAGTTCTAGAATATCATTCTTAGACTCATGGATAATAAAGATTTCTTGATCTTCAGATTTTACTCCCTCAAATACTCCAATAAAGCAGTTGGAGAGAGTTTCATAGTCCATTACATAGTGTTGTCTCATGTTAATTCAGTTAAGCTGTTTCCCCGTATAATATCACATGGGGCAACCTAAGCCACCCCATAGTGACCTAAATTACTTATTTCTTAGATTCAGTCATAAAAGATGCATATTCAAATGTATCTGCATTAACTGCAAACATATGAATTAGATCTTTTATTGCTACTGCATCCTCAATATAGAACTCTTGAAAGACTTCAATCTTATGTCTTTCTTGTTTAGTGCCTTTTGTTCCAGTAATTACTTGACCATACTCATCTAACTTAGGGAGCATGTGCAAAGTAACTTTTGTAGTTTTTGAAATAATAACAAAAACTTTTGTTCCCGGATCATATATACATTCTACATAGGGACATGATTCACTAATAGGAATTAATCTAAATGTTTGACTTTCTTGCCAGCTTGACTGTACCAGCATCATTGATTTTTCACTCATTGTTGGTTATTTAAGTTTTACAAATTAAGTTAGAATATTTATATTTTCCAAGTCTGCAACTTTTATTTCTAAACATTCTTTCTCTAAATCAGGGATATTACAAAGTTCCCCCACCTCTTTTAACAGATTTACATCCACATTTAATATTTCAGCATATCTCTCAAACCATTTATTAGGATAAAGATAACTATATATATAAATATAATTGCCGCTATACCTCTCAAAGAATCCAAGAATTCTTTCCTTTGTACTATCCTTTAGTTTGCTGTACTTACCATTTACAAAATAATTCCAATCTTCCTTAAAATCCTGGAAATCAAATACAAATACACTTTGATTTTCATAAACTATATAATCATGTAGCCTATTATGCTTTAATAAGATTGTTTTTTCAAAGTTTCTATACTCTGCGTCCTCTCTTATATCATATAAACAAATAAGCTTTGCATCCTCGGGAGTATATTTCTCACCCCAGCTGATAAATGTTTCAACTGGAACAACACTACTACCTCTTTTAATGCCCAAGAGCGGATACAAAAATATCTTGGACTTCTGAAAATATTTTACATAAAGTGTATTTATTACCATAAAGCTTACAATTTTACATTACCAAAAACTAAATCATATGGTAGTGTGTAGTCCTTGTTCTCATAATGATATTTAATCATATCAGTTATGTCATCAAAGTCCTGCTGCCATATAGCCATTGTCTCTGCTGAGACTTGAAATGGATAAGCTTGGTTGTATTTATCTATTACAATAAATGTAAAGTACAACTTCCACTCTGCCAGATCTGGTAAATCTTTTAGAAACTTATGAAACACAAGCTTCTCATATACAATTGCTTGAATCCAATATTTATAATATTGCACGGACTCAGGAAACTCTAGTAAAGATTTACCTGTAGTCTTAAGGTCATTGATAAATATTGTTTTAGATTGTCTATCTATCACAAGATTATCTATTATACCCTTAAAACCATATGGTAGATAATCCACGTCAACCTGCACCTGCAACTCACTATACACCTCTATGTGATCATCTGTTTTAGCCCTATCAAATTGTAGTAATTGTCTTATGTCTTTATTAGACTTAAGTACTTCAACACTTGCTCTACAGCCATCTAGAGTAGGTTGGTCTACTACCGTTTTTTCACGGGCTTCTTTAAGAAAATTAAAGTATTGTTTGTTTTCCTCTGTGAGTATCTTATCAAGTCTTTTTGAATCTCCTGTTATAGACTTATCTTTTTTATCATCAGTAAGATTTTGATAGAGATTAGCTGTGAGTAGCTCTGTAAGTATATCTTGTGAGTAGTCCTCCAAAGATAGAGAATTATTTTCTATTGTCAAGTGTGTCTTGAAAATATTATCAATAATTTTCTTCTGACTATCTGTTGGTAGTTTTCCCGGCATGCTTGTAAAATAATCATCATACTTATCCTCTTCAAACAAGAGACAGTGTATGACCCTACCTGCTACCAGGTGAGGGCCAACACTATCTTCTCTGTTGTTGAGCACATAATGATTATAGAATGCTACCGGAGAATAAAGAAGTTTACTAATGCTAGAGTAGCTAAAGTAAAACTTTTCTTTATAGAATTTTTCTAGTTCCTCAGAACCATTCAAAGTCATCTCCATTTGTTTTTTCTATTTGATTGTTATTTGATTCTTCTTCAGGGGTCCCCTGGTCTGCACTTAATTCTTCTTCAATAGCTATTAACTCTGACTTAAGTTCATCTCTCTTAATATTAGTTATTGCAGCTTCTATAAGTTCATCAGTAACTATTTCATCTACCGGATCTGTGACCTCAAGTTCTTCAGGATCAATTAAGTTAAGAGATGTTAAATTAAGTTTGTCAAGATAGCCCTGTTTAATAGTAACTTCCTTGATTTCAAAGACCTCATCATATGAAATCATTCTATGAATATCATTGGCATACTCTTTATACAATATCTTAATCATATCTAGAGTTAACAGACCTTTTTCATCTATTATCTTGATTATATCATCAGCATTCATATGACTAACTTGTCTTGGAACCCAATTAAAATAAGCAAGCATAGACTTGAAGTTCACATGGTTTTTAGTATGTGTATTAGATATTACACCACTAAAATCACTTATAAGCATCAGTAAGTACAGCACACTGTTCTCATAATGAGAGTTAGCCATAATTTCCATAGCCAGGATGTGATTGTCATTATCAGAGCTTTCAAACATACTTTTTAGCTGCTGGTATACATCATAGTCTATTATTGTAGAATCATCACCATTGATATTGGTAAGCAACTCTGACTCACAATAAATTGGTTTACCCTGAATAGCATCATATGTTTCCTGATACTCTGGTTCAATACCATAAATATATTGACTTTCATAGATGCTCATATCCCCATTACACAGAGTATTTCTCATGTCTGACCAACCTGAACAAACTCTTGTAGCACCTGTGTTTGATATTGCTACTTCTAATTTGTCAATGTAATAATTATCTTTACAAAGTTTCTTTACATTTTCAAGAATAGTATTTGCATCAGCAAAATAATACCATGTAGATGTAGTAAGTTTGCCCACACTACTCTTACCACTGAATACAACAGTAGCTTTAGCTGGATCTCTTACTACTCTGATACCAAGATTTAGTGCAAGGTCTTTTAGTTTCATTCTTGGGATATTAACTCCCGGCAATAGATATATTGTGTCTCCCTTTGTAGGAACATATCCCTTTGAATTTACAAATGTAGAAACTGAATCTTCAAGACCTTCTATAATATCTACATTAAAACCACGTATGTTATTATACTCTGACCCATTGGTCAAATCAATATGAACAAATTTTTCCATAGTTTAATTTATAAAGATTAGGGGAAGTATTACCTTCCCCTATCTTAGTTTTTAATCAGATTAATGTTTGTTTAAAGGGGGTGATTGCCCACCTTTGTTTTATTGGATAGCCATCTTCACCACATTAGTATTCTGCATGAGCTTAGCAAACTTAACTTTGTTTCCGTTTACTATCTCTTTGACCATATAATATCTAAGGTCATTTGTAAATGCATCACATTCAGTAGTTAGAATTGCTAATCTGTCAATTATTGCCGGACTAATTGTACCTTTATCAGCTTGAACAAGTGAATAGTTAATTACCCGTGTTGCAATAATACTAGAGATATCTGCTCTAAAGTTATCATCCTTACCAACTGCATTTGTTAGAGCTCCCATTACATAATCCTTATCCTTAGTCAAGATATCTTCAGGAGAGATTAACTTATCTAGTTTATTATTGATAAACATAGTAAACATAGAACTAAAGTCTGCTCCAACAGAGCCCTCACCAATCATCTGAATAAGAGGTAGTTCATCTTCAAACTTAGCAATAGAACTAATAGCATTAAAGAATGTGGTAATAGATCTTGGATTAACTCTTTGAGTTACAAGCTCTGGATTCATCAACATAAAGTTAATACATCTACCATCTATCCCTGCAGTCTCAGCCCACTTAGCCCACACATTAGAATCATATTTCATCTCTACAGAAATAAATCTAGTCTTCTGAGCAACATCCAAGCTAGTAACATTATAATCACCATTGTCTGGATTAGTAGTCAAGATAACATGCCAGTTCTTAGGTAGCTTCCAAGAAACATATTCTTGTCTATCTAAAATCTCCATAGTAGCTTGCATAAATCTATGGTCTGCACGAGTATAATCATCCAATACTAAGAAACCACCCTCACCTTTACCTTGAATCCACTCAGGAGCAGCATGAGCCATTCTCTTATCAGCAACAGTATATCCCGCTTTAAGAGCTCCTTGTATCTGAGCTTCAGTTATCCATCTTTGTTTACCTTCCTGATTCTTTACTAAAAATTCTTTAACAGGAAAACCAACAAGGTCACCTAGTTCTTCTATCTGTGATAGATTAAGTTTTACTACATCCATACCAAGCTCCTTACCCAACTGCATAATAGCAGAAGTCTTACCAAGACCGGCATCACCTTCTATGTTAATTGCTACAGGTACTTTACCTTCAGCTTGAATATGCTGGTTATTCTTAACCATATGACGGATAAATCCTTTTAACTCTTCTACGTTTAACTGTACTGTATTCATAATTTTTATAATTCTAATTTAATTACTCTACCTGGTAAATCTTCATTCATATGTGATCTTTCTGACAATACCCAAAGGACATTACCTTTTGGTACTACAGATGTACAACACTCACCATCAGTAAAATACACCAGGCTAGTATATTTCTTTTGATTAGCATTATAATAATCCAAGACAGGATCAAACTCTGTTCCTCCTCTTCCTGCTACATTTATTTCATTCTTACCTTTATAGGGCTCAATAGACCTAATGCTAGTATCACACTGCATTATAGTTACATCTACACCTGTTTTGTAAATATGGTGAATCTCACCCATAAACTCTTGTAGCTCAGAATCACTTACAGAACCTGAAGTATCAATAGCCAACAACATATGCTGTCTCATCTTAATCTTCAGACCTGGATTCTCTTCATATCTTCTGTTTTCTTTTCTGCGGATTTTCTTTGTAAATACTTTTGTGCTCACTCCAGTAAATCTTCTAATATATCCCCGCCAATCAAACTTAGGTGGAACTATTTCCTCAACAACAATTACTCCTTCTATCTCACCTGGAATATTTCCGCGCTTCTTGATAGTCTGTTCTTTAGCATCAGCTAAAACTTTTTGTAACTGTTTCTCTATTAGCTTCTGCTCAGCCTCACTAAGATCTTCAAACTCCTCCCATGTACTATGGTCAGGCACCTCTCCATTTGCTACTTGGTCAAGTAACTCATCCATCTCATCATTACCACATGTACCATTCTTATCCTTCTCATCTTGAAACTGATTCAGCTTATCATAGTAATATCTACAACCAGCTTTTCTTTCAAGATTTAGATCTTCATAGTTATTTATATCTATTCCTCCCTCTGGTAACCAATCCTTATCTATAAACTGATTGATCTCCATGTCCATTGCCACATTTGCTAGTCTTTTATTCTTAAAAGACTTAAAGCTTGTAAGATGACCAAAAGCAATATGAAGTAATTCATGCTTTAGTAATCCCATTTGATGCATCTCACTCAGGCTTGTCCAAAAATCCTCATTAATGGCCAACTGAAAGTTGATACCATTCTTACTCACACCTGCAGTAGGAAGATCTTTTCTCCATACTTTATTGAGCATAATGAGAAAGAACCCATAATAGGGCTCTTTCAACATTAGCTCCTTACTAATCTTACTAAGACTTCTTTGTTTGTCCATCTTCTTTTAGTTTTATGTCTAACTCAAACTTGTCTGTAGGATACCCCATAGCATCTAACATCCTAGTCATGTCTCTAATAAAATATTCTAAGAATAATTCTATTGATTGCTTACTAGATTTATTTGCTGTCATTAGTGAAAGTACTTCTCCAGAGCTAAGTTTACTTTCCCAATCTCCATTAAAGTTCTCAATTCTCTTTACTATAAACTCATAAGCAGGTTTACAGTCAGCTTCCCAACTTTCTAAATTATACTCACCATATTTATACATTACCATTATCTCCCCAACATGCTTTTTAAGATCTAAATCTTCTATTATCTTAAAAGCTACAAGTCTATTATCCTTGTCGGGAGATCTTAACATTCCAATCAGATTCTTTACTTCTTCTTTTGTTAAAATCATCAGTCTTCAATTTTTAAAGTTTTTATCATCCATTCTGTAGGTGTGTTTATATTATCCACCCACTCTTTAGCACTTGGAATATAACCATTGCAATCTTCCTTTACATGTTGCTCTCCAACATATCTTGTGTATACAGTTTTACCTTCTGAATTTTCAAAACTTGGTCCAAACTTTTTCTCACATTCAAATATTCCTTCACTGTGGTGTCTGAACATTCTATGTTTACTATGTCCTATCCAAGCTTTAGTTTCATCAAACCAGTTATGAATCTCTATGTAATCAATTGGAAAACCTCCCCACTTTCTAGCAGAGGATTTTGCATGTTGCCAAGGATGTGACATTAGTCTTCTGTTTTTCTAAATAAATTACCTTCATGAAAAAACTCATCATACTCAACTCTTCTAATGTTGTTTTCTACATTATATTCTCCGGAAGGAACTAGTATAGATAATGTACCACTACCACCCTCATTATTCCACCAATCTTCTATGGTATCAAGAATTGTATCTGTAGTAAAGTTTTCTATATTGTTTGCAAGTTCATTACTTAAGTTTCTTAGATTCTTAGAATCCCAAGATAAATTTTGAACTTCAATAAGTGAAACACCCTCTTTATCTGTATACATCATATCTTCTATACAACCACTATCTCCTCCACCTTCATAACTTATTCTAATACCAGTAACCCCCAGATCCGCTAACTGGATCAAGGTTTGCATTAATTCTTGTTCTGTCATAATTATTTGAATTTGTAAAACCTACCTAAAATATTACCATTTAGGAATTCTTGTTTTTCAAGTACTTCATAGATAAACTGATGTTTAGTCTCCTGATAAGTAAGCTCCATCTGAGAATAACATATCCTAAGAATTTCTCTTTTGATAGGTACTCCTGATTTGTGAGCATCTTTAAGAATCTTATTACTACTGTAATAATTCATAAAGTCAGGTTTCAGTTCTCTTTTGTACTTTTTTAATCTTTTATCTGTAGACATAGCCAGAGCTTTTTTGCCAAGAGGTCTTTTGACATTAGCAAAGAAGTTTTTCTTACCTACATATAAAACTGATTTTCCATCTATAATAGCAGACATTATATAAACAAAGCCTACTGCTCCATCTGGAATTTGTTTGTCATCAAACTCTTTACCTTGATATATCCAACTCATAATAATGTTTGTTTTAATAATGGCAAAAGATTATCTCTTACTTTATCTACACCATGTGTTTTAATAGAATCTGATAAATCCTTCTCAAGTTCTAACACTACATACTCAAAACCATATTTTGATTTATACTTCTCAGCAGCTTTTATACCAGCCTCATCATTATCAAACAACACACATACTTTTTGATACTTAGAACTAATGCTATTCATTATGTTCTCAGGTATCATAGTATTCTCACTGTCTGGTGCAATTACTTCTGAATTACTAATCTTTAGTTTTTGATATGCCATCAGATCTTTAAGGGAAGATGTAATTATCAAATAAGGTTTATCAAATACTAATTGTTCCGTACCCTGTATATAATCTCTTACCTTGATAAATTTACTTTCTTTAACCTTTGGCTGATAGATCTTATAGAGTGTCCCGTCTTCTCTAAAATACCCATAGATATAGTTACCCCTGATAGTTATGCTTGACACAACATCATTTTCATCTGTCTTTGTCATCACATAATATTCTAGTGGAACAACATTATATCTAGACAACAATCTAGAACCAATGTGAAATCCCATCCAATATTTTTGATCAAGAGTATTCCAGTGCCGCATTTCATAATCAGTAACTTTAAACTTACTGTGCTGTTTGTAAGATTTAATAGGATTATAACCATTGTTTAGAACATATTGGTTATAGTCTTCAATAATCTTATAACTTGCAGAACCTCTAGTGGATAAATTAAATAGATTTTGGACAAGACTAATTGCATCACCACCATTACCTGAAGAAAAATCTTTAAACTTATAAATATTATTTCTGTCAATATAAATACACATAGAAGGTGTTTTCTCCCGTGTATTAAATACAGACTTTATTTTAATATCCTGACCTGTAAGTTTTTCAGTAAGGTTTAGATAGTGTTCAAATACCCACTCTCTTGGGACATCAGCTAAATCATATATTAAATTCTTTGTAGAAATCATAGCAACCCAATTTAAATGTATAAGGGGAGCTAGATTAACTCCCCTGTATACAAGAGCTGTTAATCTAAACTGAAATCAGAAGAACCCCTAGATGGTGCTGAGAATTCATCATCATCACCAAAGTTTTCTACTGGCTTTACTTCAAGTTTTTTAAGATGTTTAGTTTCATCATACTGAAGTACTTTATCTGCACTCATTTCAGCATAAGCATATTTATTATTTTCTGCTTTTGGTAACCACATGTCATAGGCAGTATAACCAGACTTGTTTTCATATTCCTTACCAGCAATACAGAAATCTAAATACTTATCTTTAAGTGGAGCATTATCACTAAAGTTTCTTACAAATTCTTCAATAGTATTAAACTTATTATCCTGCTCCTCAAACCATTTCATAATACCCGTTGCCTTAGATAAGTTAGCCAAGAACATCATTAGAGATCTATCTCTCTGAATTTTAATTCCAGACTTAGTTACACCATCAGCAAATGCATATTGACTAGCTTTTACCCTACCAATCTGTCCAGCATATCTACCCTTGCTTTCATCATCTTTGTCAATATAAAAGCCTTCAAACCCCTCAATTGGTTCTGTTTCAACATTAAGTATTAAATGCTTGGCACCATCAATAAATTGAAAGTTCTCCAATACAATACTATTAATTTTTAGTGTGTGGTTTCCTGGTGCAATTGTTTTTGCCATCCCACCACCCGTGTTTTCACTTACTAGATCTTTTGTGCTTAATCCCATTTTGTTATTATTTATTATTTATATACTTTATCCCAGTGAGTTATTATCTCACCATTTTTCATTTCAGAAACTACTATCTCTTCATTTCTTAAGTGCTCAGGTCTTGCACCACAAGTAACTTCTTCATTAGTTTTAAAGCTAATAATAGTTTCATTACCCTTTCTGTACATATAACCTATTGCATCTGCATTAGCGCAGATTAGAGATTTTATCTTACCCGTCAAATCTATATTTGCAGATAATACCATCTCACCTTTATCATCTACCTGCTTGTCTTTAATGTGACCAGATAGAATAATATGGGGTGCTAATGTATCAATAAAATCTAAAACCTGAAAGAATGCTTGTCTAATATATAGATAGCCAGCACCATTTGGTAAGGTTAGAATACTATCTCCAGAATAATTCTTACCCATTGGTGTCTTTTGGTAAAGGTTAATTGCAAGTGGCATAACCATGTCCTCCAAAGCAGTTACAGTATCAATTGTAACATACTTGTACGGATAGTTAGCTTCTTTAATTGCTTTACCAACTTCTTTCAATTCCTGCAGATTATTTGCCTTGACTTTTAGGGCTTCTACATAGTCTGCACCATTCTCTAAGTCAATAATCAAATTATCATCAAGACCTGCAAATGCAGTTGTCTTACCAGTTTTAGGCTTAGAATAGACAATCAATCTTTTGGGATTAACTCTATCAGCTTTTACTTTCTTTGTTGGAAGTACTATACTCATATTATTTTTCTTTTAATGCTTCTGCAAGTTTTTGAAATCCACTTGCAATTTCTAATAAAATAGAACTTACCTCATTACTTTCCTGCTTTATTTTGGGAAGGAATTCCTGCTCAAAGTCTGGAAAAACACTGAGTTTAGTTTGTTTCTTTGGTTCTTCAAGCCTATACTTATCATACTGATTGTATGGCATTTCACTCCCATCTCTAGTAACATAAACTAACTCAGAAGCAGGTATAACATATGTGATATATTCCTCACCTCTTGAGCTTGTACCCGTTTTAGTTTCATATTCTTCACTAAAATAAGGATTATATCTGTACTTAAATAGTGGTCTTTCTTCATACATTGGTACCATATCTATCTCCACTCCACTTGGATCTCTGAGAAAGTCTACTAGTTCAATATAAATATCAGAACCCCTACTAAGTTCATTCTCAAACAGCTGTATGTTTCTACCAACTTTACCCTTGCTAAAGAATGCAGTTTTAACAGTAAACTGATAAGCTGTTTTTAGATTTTGTAAGTAATCAAGGTGATGTTCCATCATCTCTTTTTCTTTTTCTCTTCTTGTATACATATTTTTAGTTTAAATTATGATGCTGTTGGTGGCGGGTCTACTTCTACTATCCTCATAATAACTCTATCAAGTTTAAAGAATGTCATACCCATAAAACCATTTCTGGATTTAAGTATGTGAAATACTAATAGATCTGGATTGTTTATAATATATCTCTCCGGACCATAAAACTTAATCTTTCTATTATAAGGGCGGTTTATTCCCAGAACAACATCAGCATGTTGTAATAAAGCATCAGAACCATATAAATCAGAATCCAGAATATAGTTTCCATAAGTACCATCCTTTGCTCTCTCAGGTGTTTCAACATTTCTGTTGAGCTGACTTAACACTAAGAATGCCACAGGAAACTTCTTCTTCATTTCTGTAAGAGCCTCACCTAGACCATATAACATCTCAAACTTATCTTTATACTTTCCACCAGTTTTAAATAAAGCTGAGTGATCTATAGTGACCAAAGTATTTGTAAATCCCTCATCTGTTTTATTTTCTAACATATAAGCATGAATGGTAGCACACATCTCTTCCACTGTACATGGATCATACACTACATCTACCATATCATAACTTGCAGTATCTTCATAAAACTGCACACACTTCTGGAAAATACCTTTGTCAATAGGCTTACCCTTACTCATCAGAGTATTGTAATCAGAACCAACATTCATAGACAATTTTCTGATACCATTTGTTTCATCCAACATCTCAAACTGAAACTTTAATACTCTAAACTTTTGGTCAGGATTCATCTTTATGACATCATTAACCAATTGTTCCATAAATAAAGTCTTACCAGTACCAGGCCTAGCACCAACAACTGTGATAGTCCTCCACTCCAACCCATCACAAAAAGCATCATTAAAATTTACCCAAGCTGTCTTCAATGATTTTAATTCACCATTGTGTCTAGCTTTTATTTTATAGAGAGCCTTTTTAAGAGCATCTCTTTCACTCACGGGCTTTAATGCCCTAGCATTATTATACATATGTTTACGGATTATGCTCTAAATTCACTATCCCCATCATCCATATAACGCTCTAATTGAACATATAACCAATGGGAAACTGTGATAAGTACCTCAATCACAATATACTGTGTGACACTTACTTCTACTATAAATCTATTGATAATCAGGTATAGTAAAATACTACCAATTAAACCAATAAATAGCTTATGTATGTTTACTACAATCAAAATAATCTCTCTTTAATAAATATTATCTCATCATCTGGTTTATTTAAAATCATCTCACAATAATCAGCCAAGTCTGAGTCCCATGTTTTATCACTGCTTTGTTTTCTAATAAAATATTGAGATGTTCTCATGTATTGATAACTAATCTCTCTGTACTCCAAAACATATTTCTTTGCTGCCAATAAAACTGTATCCCAACTGTAATCATAAGTTTCAAAGAACCATCTAAATGCATTTTCTAAATTCTTTGGATTAGATCTTGCATACTTACCACTGGCAAGTTTTATACTTGGAAATGTTTCTGAATATTTCTTCACATTGTCCTCAAAGTTATCTCCCAATAAAGTTTTAGATGTTTTCTTCTTTGACTTCTTAAAGTATCCGTCAATCTCAGTAGTAAAGATAATACTTTTATCTGTTAATGTCAAGTCTTCATTCAACCAACCATCAGAAATTAATCTATTAACCTCAAGCTCTTTACTTACATAAGAGCATGGTATCATGCTGCTCTTTATACAATGTAATATATAGTAACTATTTGGCGTTATACCCTCGCCAATAAATCTTAAAAATATATCTTCCATACTACCAACTAATTATAAATCCAGTTCTCTCTGCAACAGCATATTGTGCCTTTAAGAATGCATTATCTGAATTCCATTCTTTTTGTTTGTTATATGCTGCACTTGCCGGATGACTTGTAAATATCTTGTGATTATTATCACCAACAAAGTCTGCCCATTCTTGAGCTTTCTTTCCCATGTAAAGATACACAAGATCTTTTTTATTGTGATCCAGATAGTCAAATAAATATGAAACAAATCCTTTCCAGATATCATAGTGCTGACCAATCTTCTCAACTTGAGTTGTCAAAGATGTATTAAGCATCAGAACTCCTTGGTTAGACCATCTTCTCAAGTCAACATCAGTACAAAGAGTAGTGCCACCATAAATAGTTTTATTGATTTCATTAAACATATATCTTAAACTGGGCTGTAGAACTCCTGTATTACTACAACTAAAAGCAATACCATCGGCAACTCCCAACTGTGGATAAGGATCTTGACCAACTATTACTAGTTTTAATTCATTATAGGGACACTCTAAAAATGCATTAAATGCATCTTTTAGTGGCGGTGTAAATCTTTTGTTTGCATTACTTAAGTCATATAAACTTGTAAGTATGTTTTCAAATTCAATACTAAATATATAAGGTTTAAGAACCTTACCCCAACCACTTGGTTCCAACATCTCAAATATTTTTTGTTTATACTCTTCTATTATCATTATTTATTATATTTGTTAAAACAATTTAGCATGCCAGTAAAAGTAAAAGAAATAAAAGATAATGCACTAATTGATATTAAGGTCAATAAGAACTTCTATCTAATGTCCAAAGATGCATTATATACAATCTTCAAGCATCTTATTGATGGTAAGAGTCAAGAAGAAAGTGTACAACACATTTTAACTAAACAATATCAAGAGCTCGGTGACTTTGAAAGAGCATTTTATACAATTACACTTTTACTATCTGAAATAGAAAAACAAGTTCAAGAGAATCCTAATCTATATGACGAGAAGGAAGTTCTAGAACCTGATGATCCAGGTTATGTAGAACCTAAGCAAGGTTAATATTTAAATCTCTACCAAGTTCAATAGCAGATTCTATTGCCATTGCTAATTCATCTTTACTACAGTCTTTAAAAGACTTACAATATTCTGCATCTCCTGCATCATAGCAGAGTCCAGAATGTTTTTTAACTATAAATTTCATTTCTTCAAATGTATAGCCAGATTCCTTGGCTAATTCTCTAATACAGGCATGTACCTTAGCTAATTGTGCTAAACTACCTGTATCTGAAGTCAGTCCCATAAAGACTTCAACCTCCTGACCTTCTTGAAGTTTATCAAGAAACAATTGATAAGAAATCTTTGTGCTTTCATTAATATACACTAACTTACCATTCTTTTTAATAAGTTTGAAGCTAAACATATCGTATATTTTTATTATATTATTATGTACTCATGAGTAAAAATCTAAAAAACAGCTTTAAAGAGAATACTAAAATTGTTTTAGAATATCTTGAAAAATTTCCCAATTCTCCTAGTAAAACTATATCACGTAAAATCTATGATGAAAATGCAGGATTCTTTACTGATCTTGAACAAGTTTATCTCAGAGTAAGATACTACAGAGGTCAAATGGGGAGTAATAATAGAAAAGCATTAAGAACCAAAGAATTTAAACAAGAACTTAAAGTTAAAGTTATGAATAATTTTGTATCACTACCATCTTCTCTTACACAAAAAAGGGGAACATTTACATTTCCTACAGGCTGTAAGAAGCTAGGTGTAATTGGTGATCTACATATTCCCTATCATGATGAAGATGCAATAGAAACTGCATGTGACAAAATGGAAGCAGAAGGTGTAGATAGCATTCTAATCAATGGAGATCTACTTGACTTCTATCAGCTTTCTTTTCATGAGAAAGATCCTAGAAAGGTTCATTTTAAAAATGAAATAGAAGCAGGTAAGCAGTTCTTTGAGTATATGCGCTCAAGATTCCCAGGCATTCCTATTTATTTTATACCTGGTAATCATGAAAACAGGTTTGAAAGGTATCTTAGAATAAAAGCATCTGAGTTACTTGACATGGATGAATTCAGACTAGATGTAATCCTACATGTAGCAGAATATAAAATAGAATATATCCCATTTAGAACTAAAGTAATCTTTGGAGATTTTCTTATAGAGCATGGTGATAAAATTCCTGGAGCTGGTGGTGTTGTACCTGCTAGAACTGCATTACTAAGGCTTAAAACAAATTGTATTATTAATCACTTTCACAAAAGTTCTCAAAGCTCACAAAGAGTTTATGGAACTGGTGAACCTACAACAATTAATGCCTATAGCCTTGGGTGTCTATGTGAACTAGCTCCAGACTATATGGAGATAAATGAATGGAACCATGGGTTTGCCATTCTAACAAAAATTGATAATTTAGTGTCTGTAAATAATTACAAAATAGAAGGCAACACAATTATCTAATGTTTCTACCAATAGTACTAAAAGACAAAGACGGAGAGTATATTGAACATCTCAATATAACACACATTACTAGAACTTCATTTGTTAATGTAATGAATCCTGATGCAGGTACTAGAATCCATTTAAGAACAGGAGAGGTTCTAACAACTCCCGTCCCTATGGATATAGTCCAAACTGAGATAGATGATTGTTATAAATCTGCTGCTGCTATGATCATGTTTAACATACTTGCAGAGAAAGCACAACTTACTAAACTTAGTGGAGATGTTGACCTAGATAACCCTGGGCAACGGCAACCTCTTTCAGATGAAGAATAGAATCTTTTGTTATCTTATCTCCATTTATCCAATCAAAGTTGTATACACACCAGCCATCCTGACTCTCATCATTACCAGATGATATTAAACTAAGTCCTGGTAATAAGTCTAATACATAGTAATAATAGTCATAACCATTTTGACTCTCACTATCTGAGACTTCTACTCTATCAAAGCCTAAGTTAATTAATTCTTGTTCTGTCATTTTTCTGCCATTGTTTGTAAAAACACAGTATGATTCAATACATCAAATGCATATGTGTACTCTAGTTCAGCATATGCTTTGTTTTCTTTTGAATATATTCCATGTTCTTTAATTCTTAAATTCCTAAGATTCTCTATAGTTAATGTAACCATAGTAAGATTATCTTTATCCTCTGACTTCATCATTTCCACTACATTTTGTACCTCTGTTGTTGTAATATAATCATACTTCTTTAACAACATTAACTCAGCCATATATACAAAAGGCCGGAACTCATCTTTCTTAGTTCCTTTATGATACATATACCACAGATAGTTTAGATTACCATCTACACCATCTGTTATATTATAATGTTCTTCAGCAATTGCTGCAACTAGTTTTTTAATTTCTTGTGCTTCCATTCTAAAATATATATCTAATAGTGTTCCAGGGAATAATGGCATCATGTAACTCTGTAAATTGTTTAATGTAATGTGATTTACATCCCTGTGCATACCTAATGTTCTTTCCTCCATACTGGGATTCTTTGGATTCCTGTATGCTGGGTGTCCAAAGTAATTCTTCACCCATGATCTTATTTTTCTCATTGTACTCATGTTTATCTTTGTTATGTGTAAGAAATATTACTTCAGCTTTACAACCGTCAAATGCAAGATTTTCTGGTACACCATTCCTTGTGTGTGCATGCCAGTTTATTCTCTCAAAGAGTTCTTTATAATCATCCAACCACCCGTCATATACAACTACAGGACTAAAGTTTAAATGTACTTCATAATTTACCATACTAAATAAAGTTACTGCACTTAATCTCTCTTCTATTGTACTTGTGTTAGGTTCTAATATTTGCCTAATCTTTTCAGGCATAAGACTAAATCTAATTCTAATCTTATACTCTGGATTAAACTGAAGCAAATCAGTATTTACATACTTAGTAGCAAATGAACCCATAGCAAGTGGATGGTCTCTAAAGAACTTAAAGATTGCTTTCCAGTCATGATACTTAGCATGCAAAGCAAAGTCTTCATTACAAGAGATATCATAAGTAATATAATCTGGATGTGTTTGATTAGGTTTTTCTACATCAGCAAACCAAACATGTGAATTAATCTCTGTCAGGATATCCATAGTATTTGTTGCTACAGACAGTCCTTCTGGCTTATGTCTTTTCATGTAGCAATAACTACAGTTATACAAACAGCCAAAACCAAAAGAAGGAGCAATGAAATCAGTGCTCCTTCCACTTGGTCTTATTTTAAATGTTTTCCGCGTGACTTTTTCTATCACCTTCTTTTAAAGTTGATATAAGCACTTGCGTTCTTGTTAGAATCAAATAGTTTTACATTCCCAGCTTGGTCTCTAACAAATGTCCATTTAGTAAAGAAGAATAAGAACTTGCCCTTTTCTTGCACTGCAAACTTAGTTCCGGTATGCTCATTCTCTTTTACAATTAATACTCTGTGTCCCTTCCTTTCCTCTCCTTTTCTTAAAATAATCATATGTATTGGTTTATTTAGTTACTTCTCTAGATTTATGTTGTGATCACTCAGTATCTCATGAAACTTATCTCTAATTCTCTCAACCATCTTCCACTCTTCCTCACTAAGTTCTTCATACTTCCATAGTTTTCTAAGATCTTGAGAGATATCCCATAGAGCTGCATACATAGCATCAGCCCGGATAGCATTCTCCCATTCATATTTGTCTTCCAGTAGGTCAAAGGTTAGTTGTGCTTTCATAGTTTTTCAATTTCTTGTTTAACTTCTTCCCAATAGTCATAAAATGTATCCGCATCTTCTTCTAGAATAGGTAAGTCCATTTCTAATATTTCATTAACTGTTATTAGTGCACATTGTTTAGAATTATATTCATCAGTAATGTAACCATCCACATCATCCCATTGCTGTGTTGGGGCAACAAACTTTCTAAATAGTTCTTTAGCTTTTTCTTTTGCTTTCATCTTATTCTGATTTAAAGGTTTCGTTGTAGTATTGTTCTCCGTCATCTTTTATTTCATCACAATTAGGGTCATAATAATATGCCTCAACTATCTGCTCCTTCTCCATTGCTTTGGCTTTGTCATAAAAAACTTTAGGAACATTAAAACCCTCTAGTATTAATTCATCAACCAACCACTCTACTGCTGTTTGTTTCATCTTATTTTATTTATTTGTGCA